ATATCCGTCAAGTCTGCTTACTAACGGTCCACCTCTACTACCACAAGGCCAAAAGTTGTTTAACATAGATGCACCAAAATATAAATCACTAGCAATTTGCCCTGCTTGTTTTGCTTGTAGTTTATTAGCAAAATTAAACGGATTACCGGCTTGGCTATCATATAATCCACCTTCACTATCTCTTAATGTTTGTAAAGATAAACCTGTAATTGGTGAGCCATCACCGAATAAAAAGACAGTAGTTCCTGTTGGTATTTCATTAGCGGTATTTTCAAACACTGTTATAGTAGTTCCATTATCCGAATCAACCGTGTAGATGTGTCCGTCTACGCTTATTCTTGTACCTTGAGAATATGTCACTGTTACACCTGCATTTGTAGTAGTAGAATTTGTGACAATAGTGTTAGCACCTTTACTTGATACTTTACGGTCATCACTAACAAAGATACTAGGATTAGTGGCAATAGGAGAAGGAGTTTCTATGTTTAATGTGAAAGGACCAAGACTTGCATAATAAGTACTATCGTGATAATGCACCGTTTCAAAATGTTGCGGCATGTGGTTTAACGGTATTACACTTGTAGATGTACCTAGAGCATGGAAACCATCGGTAGGGGATATACCGCCTTCTAAATATTTAGCATTAGGTCTACCCAAATTAGGCGACCATAAACAAATGTAAGCATCGGGTACATGTAAACTGTTTGTATCTCTACTTCCTTGTAATGTCTGTGGTAAAGTTCTTGTAAGTATACTTCTTTCCGAATCTGTAAATATTTCAGCCGCATCTCTAAATGTATCATTTTGTTTTGATAAGCGAATAATTGTTGTACCGGCAACTAAGTTATTTGTAAAGTCTGCTTGTGCGCCTGTAAGAGTGATGAGTTTAGGTTTATTCATATTGGTAGCATCATTACCGCTTCTTGAAGTCCAAGTAGCAGTTCTTCTAATACCGTTTACATCTATGTAAGACAATACTTCTCCGTATAATGGTTCTATAGGAAAACCGCTTGCATCATCTACTGTGAGTACAGTTGTAGTATTACTTACCAATGTACAATGAGGATTTAAACTGATGTTCCTTATTACTGAATCATATACATTAGGATGTAAACTTGGATAACCTGCGAGTGTAAGTTGTGCGCCTATACTACCCGCATTCGCTCTTATGAACAAGTAAAAATTATCTAAACGATGATGGCTTAAGAATCGGAATCCTCTTGCGCTTGTAGAACCTGTAAGTGTAGTTGGTTTAGATGGGTGTACTATAGACCACCACGGTATGTTAGTAGTCATACCCGGTGTAGAGTCTACAAACATTTGAGGGTGATAAGGTAATGATTGACGAGTAAATGCGGGTGCTTCTGTTGCTTGTACCCCAAATGAATTATATGTCATCAAAGGTGGTATGTTAGTAAATTGGCTACCGTGGTCGGGGTCATGGTCTAACATAACCTCATTAATCATAATTTCACAACCTCTTACATCGGCCATAGTAGCGTTAGCAAGTATCAAAGCCAAACCACCTGTAGTAGTATCTAATTCTCTAATACCTACTACCAAAGCAGTTTGTTGGCTTGTTAATCCTACGGAAGAACCATCGGGTAAATTGTTAGCAGGTCCATTTGCGTGATAACCAATAAGTGTATTTGAAAATACATTAGGTTGTATAATAATTTGATAAGCACCTACTACACTTGGGTCGGGGAAATGATTGTTGAAAGTATATGCCGCATTCGCTCTAAGTACAATAGTATGTCCACCTGCTTTATTGATATTACCGGCTTCACCATGCGATGCTAATATTCCATATCCGTCATGTTTAATTTTACTTTCAAACATAAGCGTAAATGCTCCGCCGTGTATATCACTTGGTCCACTTGGTGTAGCGGTCATACTACCGATAACCAACAATGGGTCATAAACTGCGAATTGGTCTTTTTGAGTAGATGTAATAGAAGTAAGACCCTCAATTAAAGTTTTTTCTTTAACTGCTAAAGTAGCCGACCTACACGCTCTATGTTTGTGATAAAGTCCTTGATAGGCAGGGTGCGCCCAATGACCCGGCATAACTGCCATTGTAGCATTTACAAAGTGATGACCCATTCTTGGTATAGCCATAGGAGAAATATTATGATTACCAAATTGTTGAAAATAAGGGAGTCTAATATCTTCCTCATCTTCGCCACTATCTATAGACAATATTTGATGTTTAGCATCGGGACTATTACCGCTTACTTCTGCGTGGTCACGCATTCTTCTTGCCGCAAAAAATCGTGTTGTACCTGCGGGCATAGGATATGAAGGGCGTATAGTAATAGTATCACTTGGTGTACCTTGATTTTCTGTAAGAAGTTGATTATAAAAATTACTATCTAATCCACTTTGTTTTAACTTAAAGTGTTCTTCATCAGTTAAACCCCAAAGCACTTTGAATAACTTAGTGGTATTTTCTCTAAGTGATATTGTAGTAGGGGTTTTATTACTCCATTGTATTACCCCTATAGCCGATTCTCCTGTTCTTTGATTGATAAATTTAGCATAGAATTTTGTTTGAGTATTGTAAGCATTATGATGTTGCTCAAAATGATTTATCGTTAGTGGTGTAGCAAAAGTACTTGATATACCCGCCCAAATGTTATAATCTAATGAAGTGTTGATAGTTAATACACCAAGATTAATATTTGTTATTGTTAAATTATTTTCAATAGGTGTTTGTCCGGCATTAGCAAAATGAACATATCGTACAGGGTGTCTATCTGTATGTCCAACATTAGATTTAGTTATATGGAAATATAAACTTCTGTCATGTGGTTTATAGGCAGTATTTAGAGGGCTATTATTAGTAGTATTTACCCAACCCGATTTAGTACTATCGGGGAATTTTATATCACCGTGTAAGTCTTGACTTATATGCTCCCACCCGTAATCATCATAAGTCGGTCCTAATTTTGGTCCTTCATTTATATTATTACTTAAACCGCTTAACTTAGCAAAGTTTTCATCAAATAATTCACCTGCTCCATTATGACCTTGATGTGATGGCCTCATTATACCACCACTACCTATTGTTTCATGTTGATATGCTTGTACATTATCGAAGCCGGACCTAACTAAAATATTACCGGGTATAGCGTTTGCATCGGGTAATTGAATTTCTAAATTAGGTTCTAAATTATCTCCATTATCTACCGCAGGTGCTAAACCTTCACTTGCTCTATTAGACACTTTTCTAAAACCTCTAATTATAGTACCAAACGGAGAGCCGCCTTCTATAGTGTGTATTTGACCCGTATCATCTTCTACACTTACAGACTTAAATTGCATTTCTTCATTCGGTATGACTAATACATTTCTTAGTTCATCGGGATTCTTAGTAGCCATTTGAGGGTGCATAAGTTCTTGTGCTTGTATAATAGGAAACATAGCACTATTTGTGGTTTCAAAAGTAAAACGATTATTACCGTATATGGTTTCTCCCCTAGTGTAAACTTCTCCATCTTGGTCATAATGAGTAATAAACGGTATCGCACCAAGTCCTCTTGCATTTACGGCAGGTAAACTTAGATTGCCACCATCCATACGCTTCCATACAATATTTTCAATTGTAAAGTTTTGTGAAGGTGAATTTGCACCCATAGCGAATGCGTTAGTATCTCCAATCCAACTATCGTCTTGAGCATATATTGGGCTAAATGTACTCTCACCGTGATTAGATAAAAATTTATTTTTAGTGTGATTTATTGTTCCTGTAAGTAAATCTAAATTTTCTGCGGCAGGGCTAACATTAAGGTCTGTAATTAAATCTCCTGTAGGATTTAAACAAGGAGTAGCATTTGAAGTCCTGTTATCTCCAAGTGTAATATAGTGAAACTCCGATGGATTTGACGGAGTTGCAGTAGCATTATTACTTACTTCAATTTCTGTACCACTTGTAATTCTAATCACTTGAGTATTTACAGGGAATGAGGCATGATGAATGTACATACCTACTTTTATTCCACTTGTAGAACTTATACTTGTTATATTTGGACTTCCATTTGTAATATTACCCTGTATTGAGTCATTTGTAGTTTGTGCAAGTAATTTTAATTTTTCATATACACCTTCTGTTGGGAAATTACCATCTCTAGTCGGAATATTCATGTTAGGTGTTATCAATGCTTCAACATGTGGTCCGGCATTTGCAGGGGCAGTAAACCTATCATAACCTGCTATTCGCTCATCCCATGTTGTTGTACCTGCGTATCTAAGAGCAGTAGCGGCGGCAGTACCCGCTTTAGTCGCTGATACTACAGATAACCAATCACCTGTTGCACTAATGTTATCTCTATCGGCTTTGGCTACTAAAGGTAATTCACTTTCATAACTTACTACTAAGAAAGCACGACTGTAGATACCTTCAAAGGAGTTAAGTGCTTCTTCTACATCTGTATCATTAGCATTAGCAGAAGCACTAATATGAGAACCGTAAGGACTACCTTCGGAATTGTTATGTATATACGATGTATGCCAACTGTCGTTAGTACCTAATCCCATATTCCATTGATAAGGAACTTGGATAGATGTACTCGCACTATTAGCCCTACCGTTAATTCTTGGGCTTGCTTCGGGGCTATGAGGCATAGGGCGTATGTGTGGGAAATGACCTAATGCACCCATACAAGAGTTAGATGAACCGTATGGTGAGAAACCTAACTTTTGATACCAAGCACCTAAACCTGCGGCGTAGAGTTTATTCCCTCCACCATCTGTTTCTACTTTTAATGAATTGAGATAAGAATATCTTTCTCCCGCCCAACCTACTGCACCTACAGGTCTTGTTCTGTCTATTGCATCTACAAGACCGCTAAAGTGTACCTGTGTCATGTGGTCACGAGTTGCCTCATTTTCATTGTTGAAACGATGTACACCGGCTTTACTCCATACAAATATCTTAGTACATTCTTGTGTTGCTTTTGTACCACCGTTTACTGTGACAATTGCACCTCCTATTGAACTGTGTTGAATAGGAGGGAATGATATACCCGATGCGCCTTGACATTTATTATAGAAAGAATAACCATCTTCAAAGAAAGGTAAACCGCTTATTCTATTTGGTGCAAGATAAAATCTTACTCTATAATTACCTGCTGAATGAAGATATACTTCACGAGAATGATAAGGTGCAAAGGCGGGTATTTGACCCATATTACCACCTGTAGCAAAGAAATCCCTACCACCTGTGTCTGTTCTTATCCAACCACAAGCGGGTAATTGTTCTAACACACTTTGAGCATTTCCACTTATTGATGCCGTGACTGAAACTACTAAATCACTAAGATGAGAATGAGTACCATCTCCAAAATATTCTCCGTGATTAATTGGTAAATTACTAAACCCATCTCCGACAATATCACCATTAACTTGATAACTTTCATATGTCAATTCAGTCCAACCGTACCTATCTTGACGGTTTGCATTACCCATAGACGGCATAAATGTGCCACCAAGAGCCTTTAGTGCGCCTTTACCGGGATTTTCGTTAATTGCTTGACCGATGATAGTCGCTAACTCTTCTCCGTTTTGACACCTTGTAGCATCTACAATAATATAATCATCAGCCGCCCTAGTAGTGCTACCATCTACAGGATTACCTAACGCTCCGGTTAATCTACCCCTATCTATATTTTCTTTACACAATTTAGAAGAAACTCGGAAGGCAGTTGGGTGTACGGGTGTACTACCCCATTTTGCTACAAATGCACCCGATGTATGATTTTTGAAATTAACCGCTACTTGATTGTCTAACCAATGACCTCCGGGGTGATAACCTCCATCCATGTGCCATGTCATATCAGCAGACATAGCAATACCGAAATACATCATAGCAGAATGTTTGTATGGGTGCGCTTTGAAATATTCACTTGAGTTTGTAGCAGTAATTTTACCGCTTCTTGGATTGTTAAAATGTTCACCAAAATGATAACCATGCTCCGGTCTTTGTTCTAGTCTACCAACATTAGGTATACCGGCAGGTGGGGACCAATTAAGAGCATGACCTGTAGGTACTTTGTAATGATACGCATGTCTGTTTACTTGAAATGTTTTAGTTGGGGGCGCAAATACATTTACATCGTTAGTAAGCGCATTTGGTAAATTCATATTGTAAGGAACTTTACTCCATGTATTACCTACTGTGACAACAGTACCGGGGTGTGGTTCTTGTGTATTGGTAGGGAAAGAACCACCGGCTATATTATGTGTACTCTCGGAAAATGGTATCGCTTGACCCGGACCATAGATTATGTACATTGTTTTGTTTTCTACTTTAGGTACATCTTGATGCCTCAATGCACTAGGATTATTTACATCAGTTTGATTTGAATAATCTTCATAACGAGCAGTGGGATGAGCAAATTGTAAAATTAAAGGTGTAGGTTTTTGTCTTACTACACCTGCCGAATATTTACTATTAATCCAACTGAATACACTACCGTTATTTCCTAAAGCACCGGCCATTACATCGGGGCTAAGTATGTTATCTTTGTTGTAAGCAGGTGGATTTAAAGAACCTCTATTTTGATTTACTAACGCCGCACCGGGGAAGAAAGCGAATAGAGCATTACAGTCTATTGTAGCAAACGATGTGCTTATCTCATTTGCATGTTGTATACCCGTAGTACCCGTAGGACCATTTGAGTAAGGATGAGTATAAAATGAAGAATAATCATTTTGTGTACCATCGTTAATGTCTATTGTCACACCACTAAAACCACCACCGAAGTAAAGTGGTACGGTGTGGTCTACGCTATCTTTAGCACCTCTAAAGAAAACTATAGGCTCGGAGTCTACGCTACCATAGAATCTTCTTCCGTTGATTTGATGATTAGGGTTTCTTGTCATCATGACAGTTCTATCTTTAAAATTATTACTTTCAAAGAAATTTATAAATTCTTCATTTTGCACTATCGGTAAAAGATTTGTACCATCACTTCTAAATACTGCCGATTTATCCTTACCAATGTAAAAAGTACCTCTTTCTCCTACAGATTTAAAGCGAGTAAATTGTGTATTATCATCAAGAGATTGAGGTACTAATGTAGCATGTAATCTTCTATCATGTGTAAATACAAAATCTGTAGAAATAGAAGCATTGGCTATATTACTAACTCGTATCATCGCTACTTCTTTACCATCTTCAACAGGTAATACTCTTATGTAATCTTCATCTACAAAGTTTTTCCCTCTATCAACGGCTTGTGCGCCGGTAATACCACCTTCACCATTAACAACTGTGACTTTAATTTTTGCCCCTTCACCGGAACTTACACTTGCTACGGTAAATTTCATAGCAGTAGCACTACCTGTAGGACTACCTGCATTAAATGTATTATCGTTTTCTATGTGTAAAGCATCACCTACTACATACCCTTCTCCGAAGTCTAATTTATATGCAGTGAAATTAGAAGCAGTACCTATGTCTGCCGGTATACTAGGACCACCACTAGGGAGATTTAATTTCATTCCTTTACCCGAACCACCAAATACATTAAACACACCTCCCGCATTAAAACCACTACCGGCTTGTGTTGCGGCATTAGCACTTAGCACTGCACCTTTAGCACCTGTAGAGTAAATAGCATTTTTAACAAATCCTGTACCGGCTACTACATTATTAGTAGTAGTAGATATAGTGGCTATACTACTTTTTCTTTGTAAATTTGTATTAGAACCAAAACTTAATTCATTTATACAAGGTATAATATGGTCGCCTCTACTTCTTGTATAATTTACCCCCTTCAAATTTTTAGCCCAAACAGAAGTATCAATTGGTGCGTTTGTAGAATCCACAAGCACAGGGGTAGGAGTATTAGCATGAAATCCACGACCTTTAGATTCTATTTGTAATACAGTCTTAGGTACATAACCACAGAATACTTGCTTGTTGAGTAATAAATCAGCATCACTAAGTGGTTTATTATCTGCATTAGTGCTGAAAATTTGTCCACCTAAAGACCCACTAACGCTTGTCACAACCACAGTACAATCATCATTACCATTACTACCAAAAGGTTGTTGTGTTAAATCAATTTCATCTCCTACACGGAAACCTTGACCACCATTTACTATTACAACACTTGTGACATTACCACCGCCACCCACAGATACAATATCTATTGCGCCTGTACTAGCAGAACTACTACTACCGAAAAATCCACTACTTATAGCAGGTATGCTCGCTACAACATTTTCAGCAACACCTGTAGACGGAAAATACCCACTACCGGCAGTTTTAATTGATAATCCGGTTATAGTACCACCTTGATTAAATGAACTGTATAAACCGTATTCAGCATGTGCGGCTTCAATTCCTTTATCTTTGTGAAGTGTAGCATTAAACATAGTAGAAATAGGCATAATATTTTGATTAGGATTAAACGCTCTTAATTTAATTGCATCGGGGCTTACTCCCCATTCTCCCAATGTACGACCATCGGCGGCAAGCATATCTGTACAATCAAATGATACCCCTTCCTCTTTGTTTACATCAACTAAATTTATTGCCGCTTCTGTAGCCGCCGCCATTACCTCATCAGTAAGTAATGTAGTCCAATTCATACGAGATGATATTAACACATAAGCGTATTCACCTGTAGGGTTAGGGTGTGCATTAGCCGTATCTGTTATACCCGCACTTGTAGATACTATACCCGTACCCGCTACTGTATGAGAAGCAGTAAAAGCACTACCTTTAACCCCATAAAACACATGTGTTCTTGAAGCATGAGCGTTTTCTTGTGTACGAGTTGTATATGATAATGTATTACCTAAACTACCTTTAGCAGTAGTGCCGGTAAATGTATCGTTAAGTTGTATAACTCCGTTTTCTTTTGGAAATCCTAAATACCCTAGTATATCTTCAACACTTTCTAAACCTGTGCCGGAAAAAGTATTACCAAAAATACTATCTGTATAAAATTTAACAGTTAAAGTATCTGTTGTAGACTCCCATTTTACAGATGCGTTAATCAAAGAATCGGGAGCATATACACCTCTCCAACGGTTGCCTTTGTAATTCACTTTAGACAATATTGATGTATCTGTAATTTGCCCTGTAGTATCTCCACTACCTATTATGTGATTTCCTAATGAGAATCCACCTTGTGAAACATCTCTATCATCAAAGAAAATACCTATTTCATTATCTAAAGAATTGGGAATTAAAGTATTATCATTGGTAAAGTTATCTCCTATTCTCTTGTAAACATATCTTACACCATACGACTTACCTCTATGGTCTGTAAGTTTAACTCCGTATAAATTAGAATCACCTATCTTACTTGCATTGATTAAAGAACCATCTATATATCCACCATAACTATGAGTAGTTTTACCGTAAAGACTGTCAAATGAACTATCGCCTTTTGCACCACAACCAAACTGCCCCACTATAGGTGAGAAACCGGGTATACCTGTAGCAACTAAACCACCAAAGTTAATTCTACCTACAGGTCTTGTACCTACTCTAAGTCCTTCTACAAGAGTCAAAGATTGACTTTGTGCTTCAAATGATTCATCAAATATTGTATTACTAAAACCACCACTACCAACATGAGAAGATAAAACTCTTGCTTTATCATCATCATTTAATCTTGAAATATAATCGTGATTACTTTTTACATCATCAATACTGTTTTCCGATTTCACCATTTCTCTAAGCGTAGTAATAGGTGCAAACGGCCTACCGTGTTTATTAAGAGGCATAGGTGCAGGGTGCATATTTTCACCCATTACTTCATCTTGCTGACACCAAAAGTTTCTAAATCGGCCACCATGACCTACTAAGAATTGTGGTTGATATGATGATTGACCCTTACTGTTATCTAACCAAGCACAGAAATTGCGACCACTAGCACCGGGTACAGTAGAATGTATAACTACAGTAAAACCTTCAACACCGTTAATATCCTCTACAACTCTACCAATATGCGCTCTAATATAACCCATGTGGCTACCTCTATCTTGAGATGTAGTAGCGTGTTCTACAGACCAAAACGGAGCAGGGTCGTGTGTTGAACCTGTAGCGGCAAAATCAGCGTTTATATGTGCGCTCGCAGGGTCTTTGTTAGGATTGTTTATATCTTCTCTTACACCAATACGAGTTAAGTCCATTCTTTCACTTTCACCGGGATATTGATGAGATGGTCTACGAGCGTGTGTTCTACCATTCTTTGCTCCGCCTTGATTTATCATACGGACAATTTCTCTTGCCGCCGCCTCAATATCTGTAACACCCTCTTTAACTCCAACTTCACCAAAGTCAATTGTTTGACGGCGAATATAATCCATGTTTTTCCATTGAGGTAATACATGTAATCTAAACTCTTTATGATTAATTAAATTTAATTCTTCATTACGAATACCCTTCAAACACAAAAATGCTGAAATTACTCTTGTACCATCGGGTGTATCAAAGAATGTGCTACTATCTTTAAATGTAAAAGTACTAAACCCTTGCGCCCTTCTATGTGCTTTGAGTACTCTTACCATAGGAAGTATTCTTGTATCTCCTTTGTTTACTCTTAATTGATTATGTTTTTTATTAGCATAAAACGAGGATTGAGTAGCAGGTTCTACACGAGGTAACACACTGTCGGCTATGTGAAAGTTAGTACCTACAGATTCATGATAAAGACCACTGTGTACTATATGTCCGTGTCCTTTACCCATGTAGTGTTCATTTTCTATGTCAGTGATAGAAGCACCACTAAAATTTTTCAATGGATTTTCCATAATAAAATCGGCTACAGGATTATCCGTAACTGCGGCGGGGTATAAATCATTAGAAGTTTGATTAGCAATATTATGTGCATAAGCACTTTCAATAAATTTAGATTGTTGGGTGCTTCTTAGGTATCTGTTTTCCGATGGGAAGCCATTTGCTACATCTATTTGAGTTGTAAGATAATGAGGCGCACCACCGTTTATTTGTGATAATACATTATCTAATTGATAATATCCATCTTTTGTAGCAAGGTTTCTTGTGTGTCCAATTACAGGTGTAGCAGGGCTAGTTTGCACTTGCATGTGTATATCATGGAATGAAATAAATTCTCTATCGTGTGCTACATCGTATAACAAAACACGAGCGTGTCCATCGGAAGAAAGATATGGGTCAATGTAAGCAACTGTAGGAGCAATAGGTGTATTGTGTAATCCATTACCTGTTAATCCCATCGCTTCATAATTTAACTCTACAGTTTTGTTTACATGTTGAGCAAAGTTAATTGCGGTTTCTAAACAGTTATCACCAATCAAAAAGTTTTCAAGTGGTATAGAATCACGAGGTCTATTTGTTAATTGACCTTCTCCACCGTTGAATGCTTTGTATACCTGTGCTTCATTAAACACACCACGGCTTTTAGCAAATAATCCCTCTACTGCATGGGCGTTATTCATAGTCATATTACACCAAATGGTATCTCCGTTTCTTAGTCCACCTGCGGCATAAGGATTGCACCAAGACTTGTTGAGTATTGCATCTCCATCATTAGCAACTATTGAGTTTATACCTATTCTTACTTTATCAGTAGCGGCTAATGCTACTGCGTTATTGGCGGCTAAAAGTACAGTAGTTTTATTGTTATTATAAGTAAATGTAAGAGAAGTATCTATATTATTTGCAGTTGCATTAGCGGATAATTCAAAAGTAGTAGGAGTAGTAATGGATAATACAGTAGCCCCTCCGGGTATACCCGCACCGCTTACCCCCATACCTATTTGTAATAATGCAGTAGAATCCATTGATATAGTAGCATCAGCATTGGTAGTATCACAAGTATCATCTTGAAACAATTTATTATGATGTGATTGTACAAGTGCTACTGTTCCTACATAATCAATACTGTTTCCTCTTTCCCTGTAAATCATATCACCGGGTCTTAAATTAAGTCCTATAGTATTAGCAACAGGAGAACGAGTAGCACTAGCACAGTCTATCTCTAATCTTGTAGTAGAAGTAGCAGATGTAGTTCCTACAAAAGACCATATTTCATTAGTAACAGTAGGTCTAAATGTACTTACGGTTAATTCATTTGTTGTGACTTGTGCTATATTAGATAGAGCAAGATGGCTTCTACCAACTTTTTCTAATCTAAACTCTACACCTGCTAAACTTGGTACTGTGACACCTGTACCAAACTGCACTAAAATTGTATTATTATTAGTTGTATTCAAAGAAAATTGACTGTTAAATTGAGTACCTAAGTACAATACTTCTACAGGTGTTGGTGATAAAACTTTACCAATTACTAACAAATCACCTGTACCTACAATGGGATTACCGCTATTATCTAAAGTATAATTAGTATCAATAAAATGTTCTACATCATCTAATTCTAAAGCATAAATCTGTCCTGTCATTTGTTTACCTTGTATGATAGTTGCTTTGGCTCTTTTATTTTTAGTACGAGGGGCGTGTGGATTAGAAAGTGGACCGGCTTTGAACTCTACTGCACTTACATATTGGCGTAGTCCGTAGTCAAGATTACCACCTTGAGTTTGTACATTTCCGGTGTCGTGGTAATAGGCTGAACGGTTTTCATAATCCGAAGATTGAGTAGTAATATCGGAATTAATTGACTTAAGTGAAGGATTAGATACACCTACTGAAACCTTACAACCTACTGTTAGTTTTTCAAATAGTTCTTTTGTGTTAAATCCATGAAAACCACCATTACCTATAGTAGAAGGTTTGTTGTAGATTTTAACATAACCATCAGTAATAGGGTTATTAGTATAGTAAACCCATTCATCTTCAATAAATAATCTATGATTAGAAACCACATTCTTAAAATTATTCATATCTAATGGTCCTAAAGTTTTAGGAAATATATTTACATCTTCTACATGTAATTGTAAGAAATTACCATCTTCTATAATTTGAGTAATATATGTACTTGTAAAATACTTTTTATCTTCAACATTGTCACTATATGCTGAATTTGCTTCTCTATCATTAGGTGGTATATCATCTACTCTCCTACCTACAGGTGAAGGATTCCATGTATGTGCGGTATAAGTAGCATCTAAGTGCAACTTCATACTGTTATCCGGTCCGGGGAATATACCATCTGCTTGTGAGTCAAAGAATTGTTGTGGGAATACAGGTATCTCTACCATCGCACGAGTACTTGCATATTGAGTACCTAATTGATAATCATGCACTACATCTTCTACAGTTTGAAATAATCTATCGTTTACTGTACTTCCATCTTCACATAAGTTTTCATAACCAAAGTCTAAATCATTAAAGATAGTTTCATTAACACTATGTGTACCTTTAGTTTGATTAGAAATTAAATCTACACCTAAACACCAATCGTTAAATGATGAGAATAAATCTCCGCTACTTGAAACATATTTTCTTTGTGAAATAGCATTTGCATCATCAAAGAAAAACCCTGCTCCAACTTTACCGCTATATTCAGCGTTAGCCCCATCGGACAAAAATATCCTACCTTTCTTAGCAAATGCGTATGTACCCCAAGATTTTATGTCCTCCGAGTTATTATTCAACGGTTGTACAGACATTGTTTTAGCAGTATCAAGGGTACATACCGATACCGCTTTTACGGCACAATTTCTTCTTGTAGAACCCGGTAAACGCATTAATGGGCTTGGGTCGTATGTAGGTTTAGTGTTGATAGCACCTTGACCCGGACCGCCTAATGTGACAGAAACTACAGGTGCGTTAGGTTCTATTTCTTTTACAATATGAGAATCGGGAGAACCGCTACCTACCAAAGATACATTTTCATTTATCGCTTCTTCTGCTATTCCTGTAGCAGTAATTTGTGTAATTACAGAATTACTTTCAGTGTCATCTATTTGTTTTACAGACCTTATTCTTGTTCTACTCATTAAGAAATACAATGACATGATGTTAGGCGTTTTACCTTTTATAACACCATCACGCATTTTTTGAAGTTGATTTGTTCTACTTTTGTTTGATGGTTGAATGTATATTCTTGCTGATGTTTGTTTTGACCCGATGTAAATGTTGTCTATAATATCAAACATTTCAAATATAGGGCTACCTTGATTCACCCCTCCTTTATCAAATACACCCGCACCGCTATTAGATGTTTCAACCGTTTTCTTAAACTGTTTATTTCCTAAATCACTTAACGAAGAAATAGAATCTACGGAAGTAGGCTCAATACATAATTTGTGATATACAGATGGGTGGGTGCTTTTGTTATGCGAAGAAGCGACTACTTGTGGTGGAGTAGCAGGTTGAGCATTTGCATTAGCCGGTGGTGTATAACCTGCGCTAAAGTCTTCTTTTCTAGGAGTTGTATTGAAATTTAACTCAAGGTCATATTCTGCCCCACCTGTATTATCACCAATTAAACTATTAGTCTTAGAAAAATATTCATTATTGTTTACTACTGCACTAGATAGTTCAATAAAACCACCCGGTGAAAATATTGTACTATCTTTATTAGCATTTGCTAAATCTGCTTTAATTACATCTAATACTTTAACAGTTGAAGATAATGCAAGACTACCTTTAGGAACTGTTTTTTCAACCATTAACATAGGAGTAGGATTTGTAGATTGTGCTTGCATAGAATCTCCGGTTAAGTCTATAGCGTTGTAATATACTTCTACATAAGGAGCGAGATTATATGTAGTTCTCAAAGTAGGTACATGTAAAAGTGCTACTCTACTTTCAGTTTCCGGTTTTAGATGATAATATCTTTCATCTTTAGACAATGTAGTTCTGTCATATATTTCCGGTATTGGACCTTTTAACATAAACGGTCTATGGTCTTCTACATCTATTGCTATAATTTCTTCTTTATTTGCTACTAATCCGTTTGTAATAACTAGAGAAGCAGTGCTACTATTTACTATAGCAGACACAGGTGTTTGAGCATTTTCCTCATAAAAATCAGCAAGTTGATTTTTTACAAATAGTCGGTCTACACCCTTAGCAGTATTGCTATAATCCATTTCAACTATATCTGCTGAACCTGTAATCTTTTGGTCTATTTTAAGAGATGTAGGTTTTGGGAATCTTCTCATATATTCATGACCCTCAATATGAGAAAACTTGTGTCTACCGCTATGACCGATTTGATATTTTTCATTAATACCTGTAGGCCAAATTACTGCGAATGGGTTGTTAGGGTGTGAAGCAGTAGTAGCCATTTGAGATGAGTAAACTAAACCGTGTTGTTCATTGAGAGTTTCATCTAATATCATTTGTCCGGTTTTATCTATTATTTGTGAACTGATGTGTGGTGGTTGGAAGGGTTTTCCTGTAGCAACATCAATCAATATATCCGCAGGTACTATGATAAAATAATCATCAACATCTACTGTTCTTGAATGTATGATACCTCTTAAACCGGAAGCATCGCCTACTACATAGTCAAGATGAATACTATTAACGGTTATTACTCCTGTAGTTCCGTTTATAGAAAGTATACGCAATCTTTCCGGTGGAGATTGATTAGGTTTTTGCGTATCTCTATTTATTGCACCGGGATTTATTATTAGATTATACGGTACATGAGGAACATATTTTGTTGTATCAGTAGTATCATTGAATGTGTTATAATTACCCATACTGTAGGGTTGTTTAGTAAAATCTATTGTGGCATTAGAACTATCAAACGCTTTACCCGTAAGTCTAGCAATTAAATTTTGAGCATCAGTAGCGGCTATGGTAAGTGTAGTAGTGCTACCATCTGTTGCCGCAGAATAAGGAGAGGCGGAATCACTACCTAAAGCAGTAATTGTATATTCTTTATTGATTACATCTATAGGTTCTTCAAAACGATATAAAGCCGTAGTAGAAGTACCGTTATCCATTGGTACATTAGGAGTTATAATTTGTTCATCAAATCTGTTAGCAAAGTGAATAGATTCTACTGCCCCTCTAAAATCACCACCCTTACCACCAACATATACATGAGCAGTAGAATCAGTAATCTTAGAATTTTTAGGCTTATAGTTAGATACGAGTAATTGACCGTTTACATAAAGATTAATTCTATTTTGTGTTATTGCTCCTACTACATGATAAAGTGGCCTATGATTAAAATTTAAATTAGTAGCATCATTATAATTAGATAAATCATATCTATTGTAAGAGTCATGTATACTCCCAACTTCTTGTTCGGGGAAAACGATACCCTTCCATCTAGTGTTTAACGCAGTAGCCGTAGTCAATGTATACACTTTAGTACCGTTTTTAGTATCTAAATGTACGGTAAATTTAGCAGGTCCGGGTGTGTCTACAGTACCTATTTCTAATTTAAATTGTCCTTCTCTTTCAGCAATTACTCCACCGCAGTCCGGTACAACCCATGTTTCAATAGCAAAAGCCTCATCAAAACGACTATTGATTAATGTAGTTTCATCTTTACCTTTACCTGTTTTACTAAGTATTTCCGATGGATTTCTTATGTTTTGATTAGTTCCTACTGATGTAGTATCACCGAGTTTAGTAAATCTACCTTGAGGGATTATGATAGAATCACTTACGCCATCAAAAAAGAAAGCGTGGCTTGACCTACCTATTGCTACCACTTAATCACCTCATAGAATTATATTCGCAGGTGTAAACTGTATATTGAATGTGTATACAGGTTCACCTCCTATTTGAACAAATGTTGCTTTAGTGACAAATCCTTTAATGAAAGCCCTACTATCACCATCACTAGCGTCGTCTACTTTAGTAGAAGCCGATACTGCATTATCTACACTTTTACTTTCCTGTGTTTCAAATGCTCCTGTAGGCATAAAGAAATTTACAGGTTTGTATTTACTACCGTCTGTAGCATTTATACTAGAATTAAATGGTACTTGTATACCCATGATATAATCACCATATTTGTTATTTGCTTTTTCTATTCCCGTTTTAGTCATACCACCGCCTGTCATAGCAGTTAGAGCCGCACCTATACCCGGATTGTTTGAATTGTTAAGTGTAGCATACAAAGACATTACTTTATCACCTGCACTCATACCACTAAACACACCTTCTGCACTTGACCCACCATCAAATGTATCAAACCTCGGTTTAAACACCCACGGCCAACCGGAAGCATTACCATAAAAACCCGGTGTATCAGTATCACCATCTTCCCCTGCTACAGTTTGAGTAATTTTTACTGCTACATCGCTTTCTCCACTACTCGGAGAAGATACTAAAGATGCGGAGTATTCATTAATAGGTGTACTCAATGCACCATCATTAATTAGAGCAACTAAATTTTTAGCCATTTGAGTAGCAGTTAAAGCAGTGCCTATTTGTGATACAGTAAAAGTTGCATTACCACCACCTCCGCTAATGGTAATTGTGTTTCCCACTGCAAAGTTTTTACCGGGGTGAGCAATAGTAAAACTTGTTACTGCACCACTACCACTTACACCTGTGATATTTACTTTACAATTTGAACCTGCACCACCGGAGGTAGCAATATTATTTCCTATAGAATATCCACTACCACCCGCCGCTAAATTACCTTCTTGAATACCGTCTGTAGTGCCTATAGAAAATTGATATACAGGTACACCCAAGAATGTAGATAGACTATGCGATACACTACTTTTAGTACCATATATTGTTTTAATAGTTCCATCAGTGCTTTTCAATACTATACCTGTATTTACACCTGTTAAATCATCTACAGTTCTACCATCTAAAATAATCTCTATTTCTCGTTCACTGTCAAATCTTGTGTTTTCATTTATACCACTTCCGGGTACTTCTTCTGCTCTTGAAAAATCAATTAATGCGGTTGAACTTGTCGGTGTACCAATGTTAAATAAATCATCATCAGTAAATACACCTTCTAACAAAATCACTGCTTTAGATAAATTCAAATCTACACCAAGTCTGCTACTACCTAAAAACGGTAAAGGCATAGCCATAGTACCTCTATCAACATCTAAAGTAAGTGTTGTCACAGGTAATTGAATAGTTCTACCATCGGCTCTAACAAACCTAACAGGAATATTAGCCATTAGAACCTACCCCTATGAGTACTACCACCAATAGAGCGAGCGACTTCTTGTTGAATCATATTACCTATTTCACGAGCCAATGCTCTCTTGTCTGTTCTATCTGTAATACCTCCGGCATTTACAGTAATGTTGAATGTACTACCCATACCTACACCGCTAGGGTTATTTTTCTTATTGAGAGGTACAACGGCTTCCGGTCCATCTTCACCAATCATAGCAAGAGTTGGTTTGTTCACTATACCACCTTTTGCTAACATAGGAATTTGTATCTTACCTAAGTCTATACCAAAAGATTTACCTCCTACTTTTGGAACCCATTTAGGTATTTTAATTTTAAATTTTATTTTACTTAGAATACTATTGATAACACCAATTAACATATTGAAAGGTGCTTTAATCAAATCAATAAGGCCACCAAGAATAGATTTACCTATGTTAAGTATACCACCAAAGAGTTTTTTCCAAAACTTTAATGTAAATACATCTCCAAGTTTAAATCCATCAAAAACATTACTCACTGTATCTTTTATATCACCTAAAACTCCGAATACAATCTTAAACGGGTCAAGCATTTTTAAGACTACATTTTCATACAGTATTTGTAAAGTACCTACAAATACATCTTTTAAGAAACCCGCAATAGTAGATATTACATCTAATATAGTTTTTACAGGGGCTAATACTTTTTCTTCCCATAATACTCCTACTGCGGTAAATGCTACTTCGGCTATACTACCTAATACCCCAAACCCTGTTTCTATTAAATCAAATAAAAATTTTATCGGTTCTACCACTACCGCATTCCATATATCTCCTACGATACCAAATGCAGTACCGGCTAGTTCTCCTAGAGTTTCAAAAGCACCTTTTAACCAATCAAATACTGCCTTAGCAGGTTCAACAAAAAACTTATTGAAAAAATCTCCTATACCTTTGAATATTTTACCTGCTACATCACCTATCATTTGAAAAGCCGGACCAATACCACTAACAAGTGATGACATAGAGGATAGTGTTGCTAATAATGCCATACTTTCACTCCCAATCTAAAAACGAATAATCTAGTGATACCACTTCTCTATCCCCTGCTTTTGCCTCTTGTTCTGCTCTTTTATTTTCTTTTTCCTGTTCTTCTTGTATCGCCATAGCCCATATTAGTGATTGTTTGAATATTGGTAAAGGCATTTTGTAAACCTCGTACAGTGAAATATTGTAGTGTTTTGCTACAACATAAGCGAGATATTCCGCTTGATATTCAAAATCTTCTACAGTTTCAAATTCTTTTTTCTGTAGAAACTTTTGAACATTCACTGTGCCGGTGTTGTAAACCCCCCTTGCAGTGCCTCCGCAATCTCGTTAGGTTGTGGTAGGACTTTAGAGATTTGCTCTCCGACATAACCACTAAGGGATAATAATTCATCTGTGCTTAACGATGGAGTTGTATTAGTAATCCAATTAGAAAAAGCAAACTTCCAATATCCCTTCAAATTCATAGATACATCGCCGTTTGTTATTACAAACATTTCTTGGGCGGCGGCTTGTATATCTAAGAAAGATACATCTCTTACATATACTTCCATAACTAAATTTTCATCATTAGGGTCTATGCTAATTTCATGTTTAGTTATATCATTCTTCTTCAATAATAGGCTCTTGTTGTTCACTAACTTCTTCTGTTTGTTCATCTAATTCACTTCCTTCGGTAGCGGCTACCTCTACGGTAGGGGCTTCCGGCTCTACATCGGGGGTCGCATCTGCGAGGCCGTCAGTTTCGCCTGTTTCGGTTGTTATCCCTTCATCGTTTTGTCTTAATCTCAAAACGAGTTCTGCTTTAGTACCATACACAGGGAGGCTTCTCTCTTTGCATAGTTCCTTTAGTTCAGCGACCTTTAATGAGTCATACTGCTGAACATCAGTAGGGAATGGGGTAATTACCTCTTCTTGTACAAGAGGATTTATTTTTTCTTCTGTAGTTTCTACAGGTGGATTGTCTAACTTATCTTGAACATAAGATTCTATTTCATGTCTAGTCATAAGTTCAAGCATCTTATCATCAAACTCTACTCCATTGGTTTCACATACCCAACGGGCATATACTATTGGTCCAAGTCTTCGGAATTTGATAAGCGACTTCTTCATCATACCACCTCAATATTTATGCAAAGTATCACGAGCAATAACCTTTACTGCTTTAGCCATAATCTTCAAGTTAGATTTTACGATACCTTTGTCTTCCGGTATTTGTATAGGTGCTTCTGTAATGTAAAAGTCATCAATAATTAGCAACATCTTTTCACTATTACCTGCGCTAGTACTACCAATACGGTTCTTTTCAAACTCTATAAGAACTCTATTTCCGCCTGTACCATCTACATTAGTGCTAAATTCTGCACCTGTTCGCATCTTATGGAAAAAGATAGGGTCATCAACTGCTATCTCCATAGTCATTTCATAAGTGGTTTGACCCTCTACCATTAGGTTAGCATTACGAGAACCGGCAAACGGTACTTGGTCTGTAATAGTGCTTGCCGCCGCTTGAGATGAACCTGCGATAGTGTGATGAGAAACTACTCCTGTAGTACCTGTAAGTGTAAATGTGAATATTTGAGCGACTTGTACACCACCAAGTTGTACACTACCATTGTAAAACATAAACGGTTTTTGAGTTCCTACACCAATACCCGATTCAAGTCTTTTTTCATCGGTATTAGCAGTATCATCAAACATACGGTGTGCGCCATATCGTGTAAGTGGTGTGCCTTCTAAACGGCCCGTATCTGTATAACAAAGTGCTGAATTAAAATTAACTGATAATCTTAATGCCGCATCATTGTCTACTGTCATACTAAAGTCTGTGACTTTACAACCTCTATACACACGAGTTAGTTCTTTAGTATCTCCTACTCCACCATCTGTAGCGGATTCATCGGAATCTAAATCCCTTCTTCTTTGAGATACTTCCATGCAAAATGATGGTAAAGTTGAGCGTGAAAATAATAAGTGTGTCACAGGATTATTAATTGTATTACTTGAGATTGTCACAGGATTTGTACCCGGTGTAGATAAATCTCTCACTTCTACATCAGTACCATTAGCATGAGGGTATTTTAACGGTTCATCTAAGTATATGTTATTATCATTTGAACTTATACCTATAACTCTCCTACACTCATGAGGTTTAGCCGTATCAAACTTTGCTTGAGTAAAAGTACCATCCCAATCCCCTGCATCGGGTTCATGGTCGCTAACAATAGAAACAACGGGAGAATCATCTCTAATATCTACATAATCTCCTACACTAATGCTTGATTTACTTGTTAGAGTTATTTTAGAATCTCCGGCTTTAGATGCCGCACTTAATGTAGTAGCCACAGAACTATTATCGGGAGCATTAATTAATTCATTACCAAGACAATACTTAAGCCATCTTGCCGTGTGCATATTTACTTCAAAAGAGCCACCTTCGGTAATCATTTTACCGGGTACTTGTATTGTAGTATCTCTACCCAATCCAACTACATGAAATCTTTTCAAGTCTACTTTAGTTTCCGGTAGTGTAATTGTAGAAGCAATACCTAAAAATTGGTCTATTTTACAACTTTCAGTAGCGGGTGTTCCGCCGATTGCTTCGGAAGAAGACACATCAATTGGTGGTGTTTTGTAAGGAAGAATATGTAAAGCATTACTTGAATGTAAAGCCACCGCACCTGTTGTCATAGCCGGAGTAATTTTAATTGTAGTACCGATATTTTCTACAATAGTAAATGTTTTACCACCTGTGCCGGAGTTAGGTAAATCAGCATCAGCCACTACATTTCCTGTAGTTCCTTTTTCCCATACCACTTGTGAACCAACAAGCATATTTCTTGGGTATCGTAATTTATTTGAGCCGCCATCAAACAAAGAAGTATTATTTTGAACAGAAAAAGTAATTGTAGTTATATCATCACTATGGCTAAGTGTCATTGTCACATCTGCGCCTCTAATCACAAGACCTGTTTCGGGTGCAAAAGATACTTCTGCTATATCTCCTTTGTATACTGTACTTGGCATTTTATCATCTCACGGTATTAGTTCTGCTAATATTACTACTTCTATTTGGAATGTCATTCGGAAAAGTTGCTTACTTCTGTCGCTTAAATCGGTTCTTGTCTTGAATACGAGCCTGTCAAAATTTGTTCCATCTCCTTTACGACTGTCGTGAATTACCCTACGAATCTCGTTCTCAAGTAGTTGCAGATGCTTTCTCCCCTTAATTGTTCGCATGTCTACGGTTATATTTATGCGTGTTGTCACAAAGTCATAGAGTAAATCCGGTGCTTCTTCATTGTGTGCAGTTTCATAACAAAGAACATAATCATGGCGTTGTAGGTCAAGACGCTTTCCTCTTTCCGGTTGAACTTCTGCAATATCAATTACTATAGGTCTTAAACTACCTGTATTACCTCTATTCCATTGAGTCTTAAACAGGTTGATGACTACATCTAAACCTTCTGTGAATGTTGCTACCATTGTATCACCTTTCCTTTCTCATTTCTTTGGTAGACTTAGGAATAATAAACCCGTTTCTATATCTAAAACCTTCTTTATCTATATCGGGATTATTGCGTAGCATGGCTTCATTAGTTTGCTCATCTAACTTTGACAGTTGTTTTTCTGTAGCAGGTGTTTGATTGTTAAAGTCGGTATAACTACCATCGTCTTCTTCTTTCAAACCTAATGCTCCCGCTTCTATTTGTTTATATCTCGCTCTCAATGTCATAGGAAATTTAGAAAAATACTCTTTGTGTTGGGCTTGAAATTGATTATCTTTTTCAAACATTTCAATAACTCCGGCGTGAGTAGTTTCACCCATCTTATTGAACTCTCTATCACCCTTCATTCAAACAACACCATCTCTACATAACGAGGTAATGTACGGTCTACATCTGCTTGATACAATTGTACTTTACTTGCTAAATCTATATTTTGCGTACCTTCGGGTATCAGTATAGAACGGTCATCAGCCATTAATAATTCAATAGCAACCATCTTTGTACATACATCTTCTATTGCTTTTTCTAAATATCTTTCACCATAAATGTACGCAACTTTTATTGCATTCCATTCAAAGAAGGGGTAAGAATTGTTAAAGTAAATTATACCCATTTCCGAGTCAAACCACCAATCACGAAGTCTTGCTTGGTCGCCACTACTACTTCCACCCTGTAAATCAATTTGAAGTATATTTTGAGTAGCAGTACCACTAGCAGGGGGGCTACCTCCGGGTGTGACATTATAACAACCTGTAAAAGTTGTACTTGTTTTACCTGTATAGGCTACGATATGTCCACTATACTCTATAACTCCCGCTTCAACAAAACCGGCGGTACTATCTACGGTTATTACACCATTACCACCAACTCCAAAAGCCCCTGTTTGTCCACTAACAGTAGCAGTGCGAGTTTGAGTTTGGTCTATTTCAATATCACTTGAGTCAGTAGCAATAGTACAAGTTTCTCCCGCTTTAGTCGGCCTCATACTTGTTATTTTCACTGTACCTGTACCGTAATCAGCATTAGCACTTGCTAAAAATTCTTCATTTATATTTACATAATCAAACAAACTTGAAGAACCCGGTACGGTAAAACCGGGATGAAATTGTACTCCACCTCTATTTGTTCTAGCATCTTTATTAATTAAATTAGCAAGACTTTGAGCAGATGTAATTTTATCAAATGCTACATTCCAAGTAGTAGAACTTTCAAGTTGTATTGCTTGTAATTTTGCCGCACTACCATTACCCGGAGATACTACGATATTTTTATTTTGTAATGCTCTAACATTATCGGGTAATTTTATTCTTGCTTCTGCTCCACCTATCTCCCTATAATCATCACCTTGCCATAATTCAAGCCGTAATATTTGTTGTACATTACGGAAAAGTAATGGTGCAGTTCCTACATAATCTGTATAATATCTTCTACGGTATGGTTTGTAAGTATCAAAATTAATATATTCTGCTACTACAAGATATGGTCGCCAAGCATTATGAGTAATGTTATCTATTTTATCTTGCATTTTTAAGATTACTTTATCCACTTTGTCTTTAGTTAATCCTCTATTTCTACCATTAGTAAAAGATGCTTGATTCTGTACATAAGTATTATCAGCAACTTGATAATTAGCATGTGATTGAAGGACAGATGTTGAAAATTCTAATGCTACACCACTAGCAGAAGATGATATACCTGTAATTGTTTTTTCTACACCTAATGGGTCTGCATCGGAATAAATAAGTATAGTATCTCCTACGGCAAACCCATCATTTCTATAGTCTGCACCTGTAATATATACTGCATTTGTTGTACTATCAGCACTTACAAGTACTGCTTCACTTGGTCCAATATCTAAGAGGTCTGCTACTTTTTGAGCCGTAGTATACACCGTTGCAGTAGGGTCAAGAGGTCGGGTTTCTACCTCGCCCGGTGAAAATACTTTTGGCATTCATAGACCCCCCTCACCAAGATTGTTTCAATACACTCCAAGCATCTCTCATAATTACATTACGAGAAGTCATGATACGACGCATATGTTCAGCCTCTCTATCGGGATTGAACTCTTCTTCTTTCTTAGGTTCTTCTTCATCTGCAAACTCACTATCAATAGCGGCTCGCTCACCTGCTACATCGGGTTCACTTAACGACTCTTCCAAAGTTTGCCCTTCAAAGGGTACTCTTTCACCCATGAATTTGATATTATGTGCTTCGGGGTTGGCTACCATATCTCGCATTAAAGCGTCACGAGCAGTAGTAAATTGGTCACCTTGTGCATCTCCACCTGCGCCTCTAAGTTCTCTTGCCGCCATTTGATTAGCAAGTTGTTGTAAACGCTTTTCTTCTCCGGCTTCTGTAAGTACTTTTTGTCTATGTGGTTTCATTGGCATTTTAATTAAAATTTTACTCATAGTATCACAACCTGTTTTCTTCATCTCTATGTCCTAAGTTATATTCCATTGGTTTATCACAAGTAGCACATGTGGCCCTCCACATAAAATGTAGAAAACCACAGTGAGTACACCTTGTACCCGAACCAATGTTAAGAATATCTCCTATATCTTTATTCCTGTTTCTTTGTTGAGTAGTGATACCCTTCAACGGGTGTTCTTCATCTGCTACAACTGCTGAATCAGTATCTAGTTTTACGCCTTGTTTATTTGCACGAACTAAATCCGACAAATCCAAAGAGCGCAAATCAAAACCCATCATCACCCCTCATGCTAATTGATAAAGTATAACTAAGAAATTATTTCCTAGTACTGTAATTATTTCTGCACCAAGTATAGCGTTAGTAGCACTTGCATCACTAACTGCTTGTATACCGGTATTAATTGTAGTTTCTAATGCTGACGCATCGCTAAATTCTTTTGGTGATAGTGGTCCTACTACTTTTGATGCTACTTTTGATAAACTCGCCATTAAATCACTTCCTACCTATTATACAGAAATTACCACTTCTAGCACCGCTATTTTTAACAAGTGCTAGAGTACTCATATTATCTTGATTAATACTATCATGATATATTGATACAGTTGTACCGTTTATAACAAATTGTGAAGGTGAAGATATACTACTAATAGCATGTGGGGCATTTCCCGCTTGATTAGCAGGTACAAATTGTGATAGAGTGTTAACGCTTGTGGGTATTGTCATTACACTATCTATTACATTCATGTAAGGTGATACATCTATGTCTAAATTTTCTCCATCTTGTACATCATATTTACCTGTCATAAAAATTAAATTAGATGTAACTTCGGGTCTATTAAAAGTTATAGGCATACTATCGCCTCCCTATTAATAAAAAACTTACAGAATCACTATATGTACTTGTAAAACCACCTCTAATATTTATTGTTGTACCATTTACAAATGCTTGTGGTGTATCTAAAATATTTAGATTTACTCTTTGCTCATTTTCATAATCCCACATACCTAATGTGCCGGTTGGTGGGCTTGAAGGGTCAAAATTATTTGGTGAAATATTGAATGAAAATATCTTTTTAACATGGTCTTTAAAATCAAATATGTCATTACCCGCCATTGTACCTTTAAGGAAAACTAAATTACCAATAGTAGTCATTCTACTGTCTATTACTACTGCCATTATCCACGCCTCCCTATTAAGGTTAAAATCCCACTAACACCGTCTAAAGTAATGGGGGTTAATGCGTTTGATTGTATTTTTAATATGTTTGTTTGGTCTATTCTATCTCCTATTTGGAATACTACGGCATTTTTAGTTTGAGTTGCGTTTGATGCAAAAAAGGCTCTTTGCTGAAATACACTAAACTGTCGCATTAATACCGCTTCACCTGTACCGTTATATTCTGTACTTGAAACAAACTGCCCTCCGGTGGGTAGTATATTTTCCGAGCCGGAAGTAATTAAAACTCTACCATCATTATTTGTAATATTTCCTACTATGAATTTACTATTTTGATGTGGACTTAAAGGATAATTTCCTAGAGTAGAAGTTATAAGAGGTCTAAAAGACATAACTTTTCCCGCATCACTTCCATTATTAAAATCATTTTTTCCGAAACCATTCGCACCAACACTATTCAATATCATACTTACACCGAATAGTTCTACAATACCTAGTTCACTAAGAAGTGCATTTAATCCAATTTCACCTTGAGATATTGTAAAAGAATCTGCCGGTACATCTACAACGACATATACTAAATTACCTATTGGTACTGTTTCTAATACTTGTGGGTGTGTTAATCTAGCCATTTAATCACCGCCTCAAGAACGGCGACCAAATGCAAACCATGTACCATCTTGCCCTGCTACACATTGTATAACTAAGGTATTACCATTGATAAGTGCGAATACTCCATCAACACCTGCTCCTGTACCGTCAGTTGCATTATCAGCATTTGCACCTGCTCCTACTATAGTTGCGAGCAAAGTAGAGAGGTCAATACTTCCGCCTGTTTCGCTACCGGGATTAGTAAATGTACCTGTCACCATAAAAAGGTCGCCAATATAATGCGGTCTTGTGTCTATTGTACTTTCAAATGCCATTATTCATCACTTCCTGTTTCTGTGGTATCTTCTGCTTCACTTAAAACTTCCTCAACTACAGGTGGATTTAGATAAGATTCTACTAATACTAAAGCCGCCGTTTTGGTTAGATAACCTGCGCCTGTTTTGACTCCATTACCTTTAAGCCACTTTAGAATATCTTTACGATTCCAACCCTCATCGGGTATACCATCATCTCTTAAATCCACAGTAGCAGGTTCATCACCTTCAATCTTGAAATCTCTTCTTAGGGCTTTCCTGTTTGCCTCAAGCCATTCTTGAGAAACTTCTACAGGTTTACCTCTAACCCAAGATTCACAACTGTCTTTTCTTCGGGATTCATAGTAAACCCCTATGTAGGTTACGGTAGGCATTTAGCCACCTCAGTTCAATAGAACTACTGTGACTGTACCTGCTCCACCGGCAGTTTCACTGTGAAGAACAATTGCAGGGTCAGTTCCACCTGTCTTAGCGGCAGAACCCGCTAGACCTGTGTTAGTGAAAGATGCAGAAAGTACTTTGTCTGCTACTGCAAAAGTAGTACCGATAATTCCAATCATTTTTGATGCACCTGCGGTTAGAACTAATACTTGTTCAGCCGCATCTGCTAGAGTAAAAGCAATTGTCACCAATCGCATACTTCCAACTGCATTTCCGTCACTATTAGCGGCGTTAAAACCTGCTAGTGTACCCGGATATGCGCCACCTGCGTTTCCATCTAACCAACCTGTTTCATCTACAGGTGTTCCTGTTCTCAAGTCAAGGTCTAGTAGAACTGATACAGTTCCGGTACTAAAATCTCCATCATCAAAAGATATTGTCAATCCTTTTTGTGTTTTTGTTTCTATTGCCATATTTAATCATCTCCTTAATATTTTTTTCTCCATTAACCTCAAGCCAAATCACGGATTGAACCATGTCCACCAAAGAAAGTTGTCCAAACTTCTCCCATTGAACGGTACATACCCTCTTGTCCAAGACGGTTAATAGCGAATGGGTCGCCGGTTTCAATACCGGACTCAAAGTACTGTGTAGGTATAGCAGTTGAGAAGTAGATATAATCTGTGTCCAAGAAGTACATACGACTTAGACCATCTTTTGCTACATCTTTAGATGGAATGATAGGTACACCGTTGTAAGTTGCTACGATGAAACCGGCTTCAATACCCGGTACACCTTTAACACCGTTGTAGGTTGGTGTGACTCTCTTTTCTTCCATGAATCTTTGTTGGCTTTGTAGTAGTTGTTGTAATCTCATTAGAGTATCATATCCTGTTAGAATAACCTTTGGATTACCACCACGAACCCATATCTGTTGGAATAGGGTATCTAGGTGGTCTAAAGATAGGGTTCTTTCAGTAAGACCTGCATCAGTAGCAATATTTACTTCTGCGTTAGACCAAGAGTTTGCGGCTCGGTTGATGCTGTAAATATCAAGGTCAGCCGCACTGTCAATGTGAGCAGTGTGAGTAGTAGATGCTCCACTTGCTACAGTAGCGGCATATCCTGTACCTGTACTGTCCATAGTTGAAGAAGCAGTAATTCTATCTAGTGATTCAAAGTCATTACCTGCTACAGTATCAGTGTCTTGTGTAAGCATTTTGTTAATGTGTTCTGCGTGATGCTTACCCATTTCTTCTTTTAATACTGCACGAATGTCACCTAGACCGTCATCTTTGTCAGCCAAAAACATAGCAGTTTCGCTCATGTCAAATGTATGAACAACTGTCTTTGGTTTTGCGGCTATGTGTTGGAAGGTAGGTTTGGTTGTGTCCGGTAGAGTAGCGTTTTCTGCTACACCGCCACCAACTGTGAAAGATGGTCTTTCAGTAATAACTCTCCAACCACTTCTTTCCCACGGCCTCTTAGGTAGTATTGAGAATGCGTTAAATTCTTGGTTTAACTGCGACCAAACTTTTCTACCGTAAATTGCTTGGTATGTACCTGCGGTAGTACTTAGCATTGGTGCGTCAGCCTTCAATAACTCACTACCGGAGTAGGAATAGCCCATAGCGTTACCTGCTCCGTAGAAGTATCTTTCCATATCTGTTATGTTTCTTATGTAATCTCTTGCCATATTTTCATCTCCTAATTTTATATTTTATATCCTCATGTTCTCCTGTAAACACTGTTAGCCAAAGAATGTACTTCATCCCATGACATATTGTTCAAATCTTGTGTACTTGGTACACTTACATTTGTGGAGGTGTCAGCCTTAGCGATAGTAGTTCCTTCTGTGGTTAGGTTGTCAATTCTTTCGGATAGTCCTTCAAGAGCCTTCATAACTTCACTAATTGGTTCACGAGCGTCAAATTGTGCTTTTTCTGCTTCGGATTTAGCAACTGCTTGTTCATTAGCAAATCTTGAAGCAAAGTGTCCTTCTAGGTCGCCTCGGAATTGTTGTTCCATAGCCGCCGCTTTGTAAACTTCATAAGCCGCTTCAATATCACTTGAGGAAACTTCATTTGGATTAATGTAGGACTTTGAAAGTTCAGCCGCACCCATAGCACCTGCCGGTTGCTTTCCGCCACTTTGACTTACTGCACTAATAGCACCTGTTGATGGACTACCTGCGGTTTGTCCTCGGCCTCTAACTTGTCCACCGAAATAATCTGCACCATCTACTGCATCCGGGTTATCGAATCCTCCAAGTTGCGCTTTCTCCATTTGGTCGAAATGTAGTCTTGCACCTGCGGTATCTACACCGGCAGACTTTAGAGTGTCTTCCATCCAATTTAGATATTCAGCACTAATAACATCACTGTACTCGTTACCTTTCATGTACATTTTGTCATCTTTGTCCTCATCTTTCTTTTTCTCTTTCATTTCTTCTTCGGCCTTCATTTTATCATCCTTCATTTCTTTTTTATCGTCGGAATCATCTTTCTTACCCTTGATATGCTCTCGGAGTTGAGGTGGAATTTCACCTTTCTCCATAGCGTCAAGTCTTGCTTCTAGCCTGTTCATTACTGCGTTTAGGTCATTATCTATGTCTGTCATATTATTCACATCTTCCTTTAAAATTCTAAATTGTGCTTCGGGATTGATACCCTTTTCACAAATCGTAATTTCATGGAGTTCCATTTTACTTATTTCTTGGTATTCTCCGTGTTCACCATCAGCCTTCCTAACACGCTTAAAAGCCTGTCCACCAATGGAGAATCCCTGCAAGTTACCTTTGCGTATTTCTGCGGCTACTTCACGAGCCTTTTCAATATCGTTTCGCAGTTTACAAACTACGAACATTCCTGTGTCGTCTACTTCGGACTTCCACATTCTACCGTTGGAGTCTACATAACTATCAATTACTTCTCCAACTTGTATATTAGAATGAGCCAACTGTACATTTCTGTATCTGTCGGACTTCATAAAACCATCAAACGCATCTTTAAGTGCGCCTCTAGTAATCAAATCTCCTTGCTTATCTACGAGTTCTACCGAAGCATATCCGGCAACAACTAAATCAGTTCCACTCTTTAGGACTGATAGCCCTGTAGATGGTCGCTGAATCGTAAGCATTAATCAGTAGAACATCTTGTCATGGTATATTAACTACTCGCATACTTTCCCTGTTAAAGAAAGTATTAGATTTTATTAAAATCGGACAACTGCGAAGCATCATTACTCATCTCTATATGTTTTATTGGTTTTTTCTTTTTGTCATTACTTTTAGGCTGAATTTCTTCTTCATCGCTTCTCTTTCTACCATCATAGTCCGGCATAGTTTCTTCATTAGCCAAACGAGTAGGGCCACTTGGGGATTCAATAGGTGTAGCCATATCTATACCTAGACCCTTCGGACCTGTCCATGTAGTGCGTTCTTTTTGTAATTGGTCTAATGCACGAGATATAATTTCTAAGGCTTTCTTAGTAGTAGGTTTGAGTAATCTATTTTCATCATCTGCTTCTAATACACCTGCTGATTGTTTTTCTTGTTTTTTACGGCTTGGTGGTTTTTGACTTAACACATCATCTTTTATTATATGTCCACTAAACATAAGTGGTGCAACTGAACTCCAATAAGGAAGCATACTTTCAGCAAGTGTAATAGGATAACTTGTTTTTCTTAAATCACTTAAAGCGGTATGTGGATTTTCTAAGTACCACATATTGTCATGCTCAACTACATTATACTCTACAGTATCAATATCTTTTAAAATTACTTTTAATTTATTATCTTCAAATTCTATATCATGAGGTACAAGTATAGGGTTAAATGACTTAGTTAGTAAATTTAAAGATTCTGCACTAGCCGCACCCTCACCCTCACCCTCACCTATGATTTCTTTCATTTGTACATTGAAAACATCTCTACCACCACGAGTTTTCTTTGTAATACCTGTAATAGATACTCTAACTATATCACCAACTTTATATTCAGTTTTTTGATTATGTATAGTTCCTATGTCCATGTAATAATTCCCATTTACTTCTACTGCTCTATTACCTAACTTAGAACCGTCAAGTATCGGACCTGCACCTAACTGATATGTGTGGGTGTTCTTTCCTTTTACATTTAAAATAATAAAGTTGTAATCTTTAGTTTTTCTAAGAATTAACCACTTAGGGTGTCTACGCTCTCCTTTCATATAAGTAGATTTATTATCTCTAAGTAATAATACACCATGTTCTTCTTGAAGGCTTTTTACTGCGTCATCTAAACCCTCATCGTCAGTCATTTTAGTATCATGTGGTCCGGGTATAATGATATTTTCATGGCTATCAAATTGACTCCTTAATAATTTCATTCTTTCATGCAACAACATGTCGCTTACATTGTTAGCATCATAATTTAAAATATCAACTATATTTAATTCATCTTCACCTAATATACCATCAATAACATAATCTCTTTTGTTAAGTTTTGATAAATTTTCTTTGAATGATTTTCTAAGACCTACTTTCTTACCGTTTTCATCATAAACAGTAATAGTGTCATCCTCGTTTACTATTATTACTCTTTTACCATCATACCATTTACTTACTACCCATGAACCACTAAAACCTCTCATGTGTTCAAGGTCATTTAATTCAAATATACGGTGCATGGGTCTAATCGGAGGCGACCACTTTACATCATCATTTTTCATTAATAATACATCGGGATTAAGAAGTGATGTAATATATGTTGAAATTTCGCTCATAGCGATACTTGATGGGTCGTCGGAAGGTGATGTATATGTTTCCATATCTAAACCTTGATGAGCAGACAATGGGTTTTGTGGTGGTGGTAGTGTTGTAAGAACTTGTTGAGTAATGTCTTTTCCAAATAAATTATTTAATGCTTCTTCACTTACTGTGTGATATAATCCTTCTTGGCCGTATTGTCCAACTATAGGTTCACCATTCATATTTGTTTCAATACCAAAACTAGGTTTTGCTAAAGTACCTTCATGTATTGCTCCACCACCAAATATGTTATACATACTAGCATTAGAAGGATTTACTTTTCCAATTTTTGTCTTTGTCATACCTGCCGATGTAACAACTTCATTTTCTTCGGGCATAAAAGCACTATCAATAACATTACCCTGTTCATCATATAGCATTCTTTCATCTAATACCGCTAATGAGTCAAGATTATTTTTAGTAGCAAAAGTATTTCTTTTAATTCCTTTACCGGCAGATTTTACACCGTGTACATCAAAATCGTTTGCATGGAAAAATTCTAAACCGCTATTTTGCATAGATGCTCCGTATTGTTGTCTATTCAATAATCTAGGTAATACTTGAGATATTGCATGTATTTTATGCGCTTTCCAATTTTCTTTTTCTTTACCTGCTCTTTTTTGTGCTAAGTCTATCGCTTGATGTAAACCTAGATTGTGAGTATCATGATGAAACTTATCAGCACTACTTAATTCATCATAATTAGAATTTATTATTTCATTGTTAGGTTCTTGTAAATGGGATATATCTGTATTACCAATTTGAGATATAGGCCCGTTCACTAACATATTACTTATTGTATCTACAATAAGAGGAACTTGTCTTTTACTAGACTCATCAATAATATTTCTTACATGTTCTTTCATAGTAGGTGTTTTAGTTAGATTTAACATTTCTATTACTTCATCTACTGTCATATTACCGTCTATTTGTTTACCATTGTTTAGTAAATGACTTGCTATTTCATTATGTTGAGTAAGTTGTTTGTTTTGTTTTATTTCAAAACTTCTACCATAGTTAGTAGTGGTTAGGTTATGATTGTTAGTGCTTAGTATATGTTTTTGAGTATCGGATAACATTTTTTGTGCATTGTGTATAAACTGTACAGGATTGTTGGGGTCAAAAGCATCGGGTTGTTGTTCAAGCACTAAGGGCATGATGGTATTTTTAGCATAGTCTACAATTGTATCGTGATGACCTTTTAGAGCCTGTAGTTTTTGATTTGCCCCTATTTTCCAAAAGTTATCGGGTTTACTTTTTGATTGAACTGCATTAAGTCCTTTAACTGCTTCTTTCATGTCATCTCTTAGACCCATTACATCTGCTTGAGATAAATTAGGATTTAACAACATTTGATTAATTGAATCTATAGTTTCTCTAAATCTTTTTTCTTGTTCAGTAGACTTTTGATTACCTCCAAAACTTAGAATAGCATTAATAGCATCATGTTCATTAGTAAGTATTTTCTTAGATTTACTTTGCTTCATTTTTTGCTGATGTACTTTATTCACAATATCTCGTATTCCCGATGTTGCTTCATTAATATTAATTTTATCAAATGGTTGAAAGTCATGATTTTCCATATAGTAATCATGTAATTTCTTATGTTCTTCATTATTTTTATCACCGTCTAATTTACCTATGAACTCGTTAATTTTATCTGCTCTTTTTGTACCTAATATATCACTAACGGCGTTTACTAAGCGAACTGCCGAATAATCTCCCATTTCCATAATATTTTTTACATTACTATATGTAATAGGTTTAGAATCCCAATTTATGTAATCTTTGAACTCCTGTAAATCTAACCCACCACTTATTGCTAAATCACCATTTAACAAATCTTTCAACTGTGCAACTGCTTTTTTAGGTGGTGTAAAAGGGTGTTCTCTCCTACCTAAGAATGTGTTAAGAATATGTGATTTAACTGCTTTTTCATGTAAACGAGTATCTGTAGGATTAGAACCATAATATGCTTCGGGAGTATTTAGTAAAGTAGGATTATGCACTTTATGGAGAGCCATGTGTTTATTTGCAGTGCCTAAATCTTTTTTATCTTGAGAACTAGCATTTCTCATAAAATATTCATATATAGGATTTATTGCAGATTTATGTTCTGTATAATTAGTTTTATCAGTTAAGTTAGTGCTTCTACTTGTACCAAATGGTGAAAATATATTTACCATCGGATTAGGTAAATTTGAGTATGTAAATCTATTAGTTTCCGGTGATAAATAACCTAATTCCTTTGTTTCATTAGGACCAAAGTGCATACCTAATATTTTGTTATTAGAATGAGGTTTGAAAAATTGTCTTCCGGTAGGGTCTGTTTCAAATAAATAAGATGAGTCTTTATCCGGCGACATTGAATGATTAAATTCCATCCAAGTAGCAGGTGATAGATTCATACCCGGTATGTTAGAGTACATTCTTTCATAGAATTTACTTGGTCCATAGGTAAAACCATCATCGTCAATACGCCAATATTTAGGTTTGGTTTCATCGGGGTGAGGTCCATGTGGAGAAGTAAAAAAAGCACGATGATTTAACATATCTTTGGCTTTTTGTTGTAAAGTACTATTGCTTTTTGCCTCATTTTCTAAAGCACTTAAAATATCTAAACCTATAATTGGTCCTTCCATTTTACCGTGTATAGGGTGATTTCCAATTAGTTGTTTAGTTTCGGGGTCAAAACCTGCTAAAAATAATACATCTTCCATAGACATTCTTTCTTTTCTAGCACCTGCTCTCAAGTCTTTTAACCCGTACTCATCTTTGTATTTTTCTTTGTGTAAGTTTAATGCAGGTAATCTTTCAAATGGTTTTTTACCTTCTTCAACATACTTATCGTTTATTTCATCTAAGATATATTTTGCTACAGGTTCATCTAAATATGAATTATAAGTGTGCATTGTATCTGCCACTGCTGATTGAATAAATCTGTTTTCACCTTGACTATAATCTTCTTCATTTGATTGTTGTCTATAGTGAGAGTTTCTTCCAAAATGACCGTTAGACCTAATCATAAAATTCATTTCCGGTGTTCTTCTCATTAAGTTGTTATATGCTATTCTTGCTGATGGGATTTTTTGTCCATTAGGTAATGTAAGTGTAGTTTTGTCATCTATACCTTTACTTATTTGTGATTCCAAACCTTCTCTTTCTTCGGGTGAAAACCATTCAAGCCCAAACATAAATCCATCATGACTTAACCCATCAATAGGTGAAGACCATTCTTTGACTTTATCGTTAAAGTGCATATCCCTTAATTCATTTTCTGTCAAACCGTATTCTAATGGGTTTTCTTTTTGCCATCTTCTAAAATCTCTTTCATACAAATCGTATTGGTGATTACCAATTGTACCGAATGTGTTTATGTCGCCTAATATCGGTATAGACTTTTTACCTGCCTTATATCCTGTAATTAGTGGACTATTAGCCTCGGTCATTTCTTTAAACCATGCTCGCTCCATATCTCTTTCATCTTTTCCATAACCACCCGGACCTAACGCTCTAAGTAATTCAAACATGTTAGGTAATCCACTATGACTATTTATTTGTCTAAGTGGGTGATTAAACTCATGATAAGGAAAATGATGGTCTTTGTATGAAGATGTGGGTTTTGCTATGTATTTAGGGTACATACCATACTTTCTACCTTCATCTATTGCTAATCCGTCAGCCCATACATGATTAGTGGGTTCTCCAAAAGTTGTTTTAGATGCAAGAAGATAACCCGGTCCTTCTTTTTTAGGTAAATCAAATATTTTATTTTCACCTCTTACGAAATTACTTTCATTCTTTAGTATTAATTCAGCAGTATCTTTAAGACTTAAAGAAATATTATCTAGCGGGGCTTTTTCTAATGACTCCCAAGCCATTACATATTCAGCCGCATTACGAGATAAATCTAAACCATCGTATAATGATATTAGAAAGTCATTTTTACAAATGTTAAATTCATCTATCATTTATTCACCGCCTATGATAGCGGCTCAAACTGTGGACATGCGTGTATATCCATACCTCTATATAAATTACAACCCGATGTATTAACACCGCCGCATTTTCTACAAATAATAGGTAAACCTGCTTCTCCCGCTTCTCTAAATCGAGAATTAATATTAGTTTTTTTGATTGCTACAGGTTTCACAATATCACCTTCAATCAAACTGTTCTTCTCTTACTACCCCTGTATCGGAATGTGGATTTTGTCTTGATGAAAGTCTTTCCATATTAAATTTAGACTCTAACTTTTTCTTTTTGGGTTTAGCATCTTCGGTTTCAATGGTTCTACCGTTAGTAGTAAAATAACCCGATTTTGTTTGACCACCCGATTCTGCCACAAAATGCGGGTTTACATCAGTAATTTTTTCCGGTTTAAATCCCGGTTGGGCTTTAGCCATTTTACCTCCACAACCCATCTTCATGCAAGCACCTTTTTCCATTTTACCTCCACACGACGGACATTTTTCAGCCTTTTCCATTTTACCTCCACAACCCATCTTCATGCAAGCACCTTTTTCCATTTTTTCACCACACGACGGACATTTTTCAGCCTTTTCCATTTTACAAGTAGGACAATCATTGTTTTTACAATCGGGACAATCTTTACCCTTCTCGACTTTACCGTGAGCCTTGTCACATTGAGCCTTTTGCTTTTCCGAACATTCGGAGTATTTCTTACCAAAATTCTTCATGCAATATTTATCTTTTTCAGCCATACTAGCCTTTTCTAATAAATTTAATCTTGAACTTAATTGATGTGCTTTTTCAAATAAAACTGTAGTTTCATAACTCATTTCTTCATATCTTGGTTTCATTGTATCATCTCTTTTTCTTTAGAATTGTTGGCTAACTCATGTATATCTTCCCACGACATGTTGTGGAAATCTTCATTAGTTTGTGGAATTGCAGAATTAATACCCTTTAGTATACTGTCATCATTTAAATCATTTCTAAAAGGGTCATCTTGCATATCTTCTGCAAATGGAGTAGATGTCTTTACCATACCCATTTTCTTTAACAAAGATTGAGGATTATTAATTAATTTTTTTAAACGCTGATTTTCTTGCTTTAATAGTTCTATACTATTATCCATGACTTCCATTTTGGTAATCAAAGCATTAACCAAACGCTCGGAGTTATCTTCTGTCATATTATGACCTCAATTAGTATAGCGACCATAAGTACCTGCGGTGCGAGAATAATTAGATTTCTTAACACCTGTGGTAATAGAACCGGGTAATCTTTTACCTTCAATAGAACCTGCTCTACCTCTTCCCTCGGTAAATTTGATTACAGGAACTCCACCCGCATATATATCATTAATTCCTTTTGCGGATTCGGATTTAGCAATTATAGTTGTTAAATCATCTGCAAGAAAATCTGCTAACTTTTGAACTTCGGTTAAATGTTGCTTCGCTACTTCGGCATCATCACCTTCAAGAGCCGTCAAAAACCCTTTTTGAGCCTGTTCTAATTTTCTCGCCATTGGGTGCATTTTAATTAAATCCATCGTCTTCCCTGCCCTATCTCACACACTCCTATAATAAAAGCGTTTCTTAAGCACCCCTAAATCTTCTAGCATTTTGAAGAGCATTTACATTTTGTTGTCCTAATGATGATGTTGGTCCTCTTTGTTGAACACTTGTTACAGGCGCACCACTTCCCGGCGATGTTCTTCTTTGCGGTGCGGCAGGTCCACGATTGCGTATTCCCATACCTTCACCGCCCGGTTGTGGAGGTGGCATCGGCATACTACCCATCGGCATACCCGGTGGTAATCCTCCCATCGGCATACCTTGAGGCATACCACCCATAGGCATACCCGGTGGCATACCTCTTGGTGGCATCATTGGTGGTGCGCCTCCGGGTGGTGGTGCTTGTTGTGCTTGAGGTTCGGGTTTACGATATACAAATTTAATATCGCTACTTGTATCACCACTAATTAATTCCGGTACAAATCCTAATTGAGCCATTCTTTGTGCTACATTCAACTCTTGTTCATCACGGCGTAGTCTTGTTATTTCATCTTCTTCTTCATTCGGATAAAGAGTTAATTTCCAATCAAACACTCCCATTTGTTTTAGAATTTTAGGAAATAGTACATCTGTATAGATTTTTTGTCCAAACTCTACTGCACGATTTGTCACAAGAATTTGTAGACCTTCATTGTTGAGTCCACCCGATTTACCGTTATCTACCATAAAAATACTTGATACGCCAAAATATGCGGCTATACGATTACGAATCTCATCACGAACTGCAATATACTGCATTTCTTCTAGTGTGTCCATAAATTTAATCCAATTAACCCCACCTCTACCTGTGCTAGATTCAATACCAACTTTAGGTACATAGTGCGGGTCACGCTCCATTTTTTCATCTACTGATTTCCAAAATGATTTCATAGATTCAAGATTATCGGTTGTCACAGATATAATACCTTTAGGCATTCTACGCTTTTGATATGCAGTGTACATGTAGTTATCCATAGCAGTTAGAGTCATGGCTTGCCTCCACATAGTATTTACAGGAGAGCGACCATACAATTTAGATGGATTGTACTTACTTACATGGAGAACTTCACCCTCAACAAAGTATTGTGTTTTACCACTACCCGCCATATTTACATAATGTACATCGTGTAAATCACTACCGCATACTTCACACTTGTCGTCTTCGGCATGTGTTTTAACTTGGTCCCGGTGAATTAAACAAGTTTTGTATCGGCCACCTCTTACACCTCTTTTATCAGCAACTATTCTCATGAATATTGGGTCGCCTCTAATCATTTCTTTTACACGATAAAATGCTACTTCTTTGGTTTCGGGGTCTATATAGTATTCTTTTACAAATAATAAGAAAGCATCATCTACTATATTTAGGTCATTTTCAAGTTCATGCAATATATGTAAAAACTGTTGCTCCATACTGTTTTCTTGTTTCAATAACCACTTAGCATAAACTAATTCATCATTATCCGGTCCTCTAACTTCACCACCACATGTTTCACAAGACTCTACATTATGTTGAAATTCCTCATCACATTGTACACACTTCTTATGAAATTGCTTCTCCCAATAATAACCTCGTCTAAACATTTCTTGTCTTAATTTAGATAATACAGTTCTAAGAATTAAACATTCTGTACTTACTGCGTACAAAGCAGGGATAGTAATTCCCTGTGCCATAACAGGTTCTTGTATACCACTTGTCCAAAGTGGCATAGTTGGAGTTGGTGATGACTTACGCTTAAACGGTTTACTTAAGGTTGATAAAAACCTACTAATTCTACTTTCATCATCAGCCATTACAAACTCTCCGCATACTTACCTATTGTATCTGCATCCACGCCCCATTTACTCAAGAAACTATCGGCTTTCTTTTTATCATCTTTCCAATTGTTAAATGTGACTAAACGATATAACTCGTCTTTTCTCATTCTATCTTTTTCATCTACAAAAGATAAAACCGCTTTTGCTTGTAGCGATTTCATTTTTAGATGGGGTAAAATACCTTTTAATAATTGTCTTAAATCATCTTTTGATGAAAATATGAGTCTATGTTGGCTTCTTACGCTATTTTTGTGTATTCTTTGATTGAGAACTAAACGACCACAACCTAATGCTTTGTGTAGTTCTTCACACTGCATACGGCCTCTATCACCTGTAGCGATAAAAGTCGCTCTCGGCTCGCCTCTTTCTGTTATGAATATACTTCCGTCAGCATCAAGAAAACCTGCCGCATAAGCCCATATATCTTTTATGATTAAACCGTGAGTATCTAATTTTACAAAATTGCCACGGCTACTACTTTTGTAAATATCTACTTCTTCGCCATACATTTTAATTAAACTACTAACTTTACTTGGCGTAGTAGATTTATGAAGCATCCCAACCCCTCTACGAACTAACTCACGACTACTTAATGGACCGGATTCAGTTAATTGTTTTGAAACAAAATCAAGTGTTAATTTATCTGTTTTAGATAATTTATCTATTTGATGTAAAGTACTAGACCACATTTTACGAGCATCTTTTTTCAATTGTAAAGCATTAGCCCATTCTTTTTGGTCGTCTATACCCCAATCTAATTTATCATTTAATAAATTTAATACTGTCATAGACTTAAGATATAATTGACACGCTTTTTGTAAAGATGATGAACGGGATTCACCAAACTTGCGAAGTGCTTTGAGGCTTCTATCATTAAGACCTATATTTTTTATTACATCTTCTAATCCATCACTCCACGATAAATTATTGATAGTAGCCTCTACTTCCATCGCCTTAATTGTACGAATATCATCTATAATTAAATCAATACTTTCACGATTATTTTTATCTATTCTTCGCATTTTTCTACACATACGAATTATTGAATTAGCATCTTTACCGTATGTGCTTTCTAACCACCCATCTCCGTTAGAAGCAAAACTATAAGACTTAATATCATCATTAGAAAACAAACTTGATGACTTTTCTATTGGTGCATTATGAACAACAAAATCGGGGTGTTGAGAAAGATTACTCAACACACTTTTAGTTAAATTATCAGCAGGGTAAATGGCTAGGTCATACTCATCGCCTAGCAACGCACTACCCCACATATTGACCACCAAATTGACCTATCTATTTAATGTATTCCATGCGTCGTCAAATGCTTTTTTCTTATCATCAGCATCCATAGTCTTAGTAGGTGCTTTTGGGGGTTTGCCTCCAACTGCTATTACTACTACCATGCCTTTCTTTTTCTTTTTATCTTCATCTTTCATTTTCTTCATCTCCTTTGTTTTCTTTTTTTGTTGTTCTATAAATGTACGATATATACTTGCTTCTTGTTTTTTACCCATCTCTCTTGCTCTTTGTTCCATAGCAATAGCCGCTTGAGTTTTATGAGCATGAGTTCTACTACTGTTTTTGATTTTACTAACAGATTGTCTTGCTTTTTGTGGATTTTTAAATCCTAAATTATGTATAGTTCCTTTTGGGTTTTCATCAGTATACAAGTCGGAATGCTTCTTTGAACCCGCAGGTTGTCCTTTTTTACGAGGTATACGAGGTGCTTTTACAATTGTAGGCTTACCGCCAACTCCTTGTTTTTTGGCTCGTTTTCTTTTTGTAGCGGCTCGCTTTTGTCCTTCGGACATTGAGCCGGAGGTCTTTGGAGTTTTACTTGATACTTTTACACTCGGTCTACACTTTGGATAACCCTTACTTCCTTTCTTAGCCTTTGAGCGACCACAAGGAGGGTGAGAACCATCTTTATTTTTACGAGATACATCAACCCACTTTTCTTTGAACCATCGGTTCAAGTTCTTAACAATTAGAACATCATGGCAAGTGCATCTATTAGTCACTTAATCACCTTACTGCAACCATTTTTTTGATATTTTTCTGCACATTTTTTTGTTTATCTAATAAAGCATAACAAGGACATTTGGGTGAAGACATAGAACATTGATTACCTTCTATCATACATACACATGGTGTTTTTTTAGTTCCACCACAACAACATTTATCTTTTTTCAGTTTCATTTCTTCTTCCCCTTTTTCTTAAATTTACCACGGCAGTATTGTACCGCCCAACCATTAGCATAAGCCGATGGATAAACTTTGAATTTACGCTTTGCCGCCGCTTTACCTGCGGGGCATAGTTTCTTTTCTAAAAAATCAAACGCACTATCCATTCCAATACAATGTCCACAATCACAACTCACGGTATCACCCAATCATTTTTTCCATAATTTCTGTGAGGTTTCCCTCTAATAAATTCATCAAAGCCCGGTAGTATATCGTCAAGAAGCACCACTGAACCTTTGAACTCTTTTGTACCCCAATTAGCCAAAGCCAAAGCCATAGCCAAGTCATCATGAGTACCTACAGATTCTAGTTTGCCGTTCTTTTGCATACCAAATCTGTTTAACTCGGATTCTAACTTGTGTGTAAATTCACGACTTCGCTCATCACCGTATGGAGTTTTTATCTGTCCTTGCTCAAACGCCATGAGTAGCGACATAAACATACTCTCTTTTCTTTGGCGTGTTGTCATAAATGTACGAATAGGAATATCCCCTCTCATATCTTGAAGTTCTGCGGCGAACATACGCTGAAAGTTATTACCTTCAAGTTCTATTAAATCCGGTTGAAATCTGTTATTTAACAGTAAAATTTGTTTTTTCTGTGCCGCACCGCCAAGCCCTTTCTCGTGTACGATACCTACTATTTCCTTGATATTATCACCCGGTGGTGTTCTTAATACTAACATAGCAGTGAAGTCAGCGTTTTTATCCGATGCAATAGCGGTGTCCCACCCGATAAAGTGTTGTCCAAATACACCTGCCGGATTTCCTTCTTCATCATATTCGGTATCTGCTCTATCAAGAAGCACTAACTCTTTATCACGAGCCGCCTCAAGAATTGAAGCGGGGAACATACTCGCTACATCGTGAATAGGTTCACAAAGATACTCACGGCTAAATTGTATAGCGGGCATTGATAATCGTCTTTGTTCAAGAGCCTCAAGATTCCATCTTTCCGGCCAAAGGGCTATACCTTCTCCATTGATAGCGGGATAAGTTTCTACTTGGAATGTTTCTTTTTCTTCTAGTTCTGCATATAAGTCATTATAACTAAACGGTGTACCAACCATCATTAATCGTGCAGTGTGGTGAAGTACCGGAAGTAATACACCATAGAACCAATCTGCGGCTCTTTGAAGTTCTCCACCCGTAGTACCCCACAAAATGTCATCGCATACTACTACATCGGGGTGGAAACCACGAGTAGCACCACCAACAGACTTAGCCATTATACGGCTACCGTTGGTGAACTCAAAGTAAGACTTAGCCCACGGTCTACCTTGTTCGGGTTTTAGACCTCTAAGAATATCGGCACTTTCTATATTATTACGGATAAATCTCATGTGTTCAAGTGTCTGTTCTAATGAATGTGAAAATATCATGATGTGAGTACCGGGATTAAATGCGGCTATCCATAAAGCATACGACATAAACAAAGTAGATTTACCGTGGTCACGGCTCGCTTTAACACAATAGTATCTGTTTCCCTTTAATCCTTCATCCCACATTTTATGGTGATGACTGTAATGAAAACCAAGTATTTCTGTAAAAAAGAACTTAAATGACTTTTCAGCCATCTTCCTATCCATATCAAGGATAAACTCTTTCATATTCTCGCTCATATTATCAACTCAATTTTAAAAATGTATACGCCGATAATGCGGCTACTTGATGAGGACTCATCTTGTAAACGGTATCTGCACCTAGTTTTTCCATAAGTGTAGAAGCAAAGAACTCCGCCCTTGTTATTTGATTTGAATTATTATGTTCATCTAAAACATTCATATTAAAATAAGGGTTTAATGTTCCATCAGCAACAGGTTGTTGAACCATTGATTGTTGAGCAGGTGTGGCAGGTGCAGGTGTTGTTTGTTGAACAGGTTGTGGTTTAAGTGCAGGGTCAAATTGGTTCATCCTATTCACTTTTGCGTTTAGTGCATCTACTCTTGCTTGAGTATCACCCGGTACAGGACCTACAGGTGCTTGAGGTGCTTGAGGTGCAGTTGTTTGTGGTAGACTTGAAGGAACATTTACAGGTGTAGTTTGAGGGTTTTGTACATTATATTGATAATTTGCACTTAATGGTACAACATTACTACTACCCATTGTAGTATTAGGTTGCGCTCCTACCGTGTTTTGATGGGCTACAGTAGATGGAGGTAATTGTTGAGGTTGTCCTTGAATTACTCGTGCAGTTCTTTTTCCTGTAGGGTCATTTGCTTCATAAGTATAACCCGCACCAAGAACCGCACCAAGAGGATTACCCGCTTGTGCCTGTTGTGCTACTTGATTTGTGGTTTGTGCTAATGCTCCAACTTTACCAAGTAAACCTAATCCGGCGGCAAGTCTTTGTCCTCCGGTTAAAGGATTACCACTTGTACCTACACCTCCGCCAAGTTTTTTACCTCCTATTTTTGGAATCCAATTAGGTATTCTTTTTGGTTTAACTGCGTTAAACAATTGCCCCATTGTTGGTGCTTCTCCTGTAGGTGATTGAAACAATGTTGGTCCTACATTTTTTACCAACACATCTTTCTTTCTTGATTTTACTACTAATATTTGTTCCATAAAATCACCTTGTATTTAATTTGATTACCTTTACTACTTTTGGTTTTACATTGTAGGCTTTAGCGATTTTATGCCAATCACCCATTGTTTCACTAATACTACTTACTTCGCCTGTGGTTAGCCCAACATGTTTTGCTAAATAATTTACATCATTGAATAATGCACCATGATTTATTTCAGTATCTAAACTTGCTTCATGATGTTGCATTCTTTCTAAAGCCTTTAATGTCCTATCCATTATTGGTAAATGTGAATCTTCGGCTTTCATATATTGAGTAATTAATTGTTGTCTTGGGTCGGATAATGCTCTTTGTTGAGCCTGTTCAAATTCAGTTAATTGTGGTGGTCCTTCTCTAACACCGATTAATTGTCTAAATCTATCGGGATTTAAAGTAGCAATCTGTGGTCTTAGTTGTTGATACGCAGGGTCTAAAGGTATCGGTGCTTGTCCAACTGCTACAGGTGGTGTCCTACCGGAAGGAAAAGATACCGGAGGTTGAGGTTGAGTGACCTCTCTAGGTGAGGGAGTGGCAGACATGCCAACTTCCGGTAGGACTGTTTGCGGAGGAACGGGCATTCCGTCGCTTGGTGCATAATCTTCTATGCCGTGTAAATATCCATCCATGTGTTCTTCTAATGAGGCATTAGCCCCTTCTTGTGGATAACCATGAATGTCAAGATTTTGCATAGGTTCTGTAGGAATATCACCGATAGCCATTTTCACATTATGACCTCTTGCTCCCGCTTGATGGTCTGCAAGTGCTTCAAGTATACCACGGAATCTGTCTACATGACCCATAGCCCCTTCACTATATGGTACACCCATCGCTTCTAATTCATCACTTGTAATTTGATGTTCACCGAATTTACTTCTTTCTTCATTTTCACCCATACCCGATGAACGGGCAAGAGCCATTATCTTACCCGCAGTACTGTGCATACCTTGACCACCTTTTTCTCCGGGTTGGAAAAATCGCATATGGTCGTCATGAGAAAGAGCATCTTCGGGTGCGCCATATTTTTCCATCATGTGATTATACAAGTTTTTGAAATCACCTTGAAAACTTCTACCAAACAAAAACATCATAGCCGGTACATGTGCAATATCTTTAATCAAAGCCTCACGCATGTCCGGTGTTTGTAATACTTCTCTTAGTGGTCTTTGAACCATATCGGGCTGACTCATTTTACCCGATTGATTGTATGTAATGTTAATATCCGGTATGTGTTCTATACCATTAGCAATTGCTTGGTCTATCATAGCGTGTGCGGCTTGATATAGTTTAGTTGGTATTTTACCGGGTTTATTCCCTGCTTTGTTTAGTTTAGGATAAAAGAAAGCATCGGGTAAGTGGTGTAGAGTTTCCCATGTATGTACATTAGTTGTATCGGGGAAATATCCTTCCGGTGCGCCACCCATCATGTCGGAGGTAACTTGACCGGGGTGTTCTCTATGTTGGCTTCTTACATAGGAGCGAATATTACCGCTTTCATCTTGCACCATAGGTGCAGTATAATGAGCATACATATACGGGTACTTTACGAATGGAAGTGATTTCCACATTTCTTCCGGCATACCGTGTTGGTCTTCAAGTACATGTTGTAATTGTTCATGAAAAGGAATTGAATAAGATTCTACAAATCTACCCATAGGTGTATTTTGATAATTCTTGTTAGTATATGCAGTGATAAGTGTACCGTTGTTGGTGCGAGTAGGTCTTATTGCTTCTTCTCTTGTACCTTTACCGGGTGGTAAAACACCTGCTCTTATTTTCCTCCAAGCCATATTATCAAACATAGGTAATTGGTGGTCTTTATCATTAGTATGTGTAGCATTAAATTGTTTTATTGCTTGATTAATTACTTCTACCGGGCTTCTATTAATTCCTTGTCTACCTAGAAAAGTACCTAAATGACTTGCTAAAGCATCTATACCGTGTTGAAATGCACCAATACGAGTATTGTAAAGTAGTTCTCCGTGTTCACCATTTATCCATTCACCGGGTAGTGATTTACCTCTACCATCATGTGCAAACAAAGGTAAGTCTTTTTCACTCGGTGGAGTAAAATGCGTAGGTGGTGGATTACGAAATACTGTTGGACCTTCGGGTGTATACCCTACCATACTCCATGCTTTCTGTATTAAGGGTTTTATTCCTATCAACCGAAATGCCCCCTCTTACCGGATAGATGCCCCGCAGGGTCAAGACCTAAACGACTTGAATTTGTTTCTAAATTCTGTGTTGGTCCATCGTTTTTCTCATCTTCATCTTCATTTTGTTGTACACCGGCAGGGTGGCTTGGAACATGCCCGTCTTCAAATCTTGAACCTCCCCCTTGAACATACTTCATTAATTTGTTTCTTTTCTTTTGTAAATCTATTAATCTACGCATCAACTCTAACATTTCAGTTCTTCTCGCATAACGATTTCTTTTGAGTATATCACTTTCTGTTCTTTCTTCGCTCATCATAATTGATGAAGAAGGAGAAGGCATACTCGGTACACTACTCATAGGTGGTGCTATTTGTGGAGTCATAGGTGGTGGAGGGGGCATTACGCTTCTAATTCTAGGCATACGAGGTCTGCGTAATCTTCTAAGAGATGGTTGCCTCATTTGCCCCGATTGACCGGGTAGTAGTCCTGTAAGTCTACCTCCACCTGTAGGTCCGGCGGTAAAACTTCTAGCACTGTGTCTAGCGTGTGGTGAAAATGTGTTTCTTACTCCACCAAGAATTTTTTGTGCTTCTTGTTGCCCCATGTATTGACGGTACTTTTGTGGGTCTTTACTCATGGGTTGTTTAGTAGCAATACCACGGTGGCTCATTTCAACAGACAGGTGAGGTTTCATCAAACCTGTTCTTTTACCGCTTTTGATACCACGCATTCTTGCTTTAAACCGTTTCATTGTAGCACCTGCACCGCCCGATTGTCCACCGGGAGGTTTTTTGAATTGCCCTGTAGATGGTCTAAATTGTTGCCTTGCTTCACGGCGACGGCGAGCCTGTATTGTCTTTGGAGTATCACGCTTCAACAATGTAGACCAAGCATCTTCCATTGGTTCGCCTGTTCTAACTGCGGAATTACCCGTACCCATCGCTGAACCTGTGCCTGTTTTTGCACCTGTAGCCATATCAAGTAAATGTCCACGACTACCTGCCGGTCCACCTTGAAGTGAAATTTCACGCTCGTCATCACGCTTATTACCATCATCTAATCCTTCTTCTCTAGGTAATGATGGACCACTGTTTAATCCCTGTGATGGTTTTATTTTGATATGTTTAATATCTTTTAGTCTTAATTTTCTTTCTTCTTCTTTGAGTTGTTTTTCTTCTCTACGCTTGTCTGCGTCTTCGGCAGATGTAGGACTGTATTTACCACCGTCTTCATTGGCCGAACCATACATGTGAGATGACTCGCTTCTTGGCGAGTACATTCTTGTGTCCGAACCACGACCCATCATTGGCATTATTCTACCCCCATATTTTCAGCCAACTGTTTTTTAATTCTAGTCCAAGTTTCGGGGCTTTCTTTACTAAGTTCAATTTGTAATACATTGATTGTTTGATTGACTTGTTGATTATCTGTTTTAGCCCCCCATTGGTCTTGGAAACGAAGTAAATCTTTTACTGTTTCTCTTACTTCTTTGTGTAGTATCACCGCATCACGGACAAATCCATCTTCATGTACTGTACCTTCATCTAACAATTCACTTAGTTTATGATTAAGTTTTTCTGCATTTGAACGGAGTACTTGAATTTCTTGACCTGCGGCTAATGCTACTTCATAGGCCGCAGTTTTTTGCACTAAAGGTTGGAAATGATGTTTCATGTGGTTGTATACTGTTCTTTCTGCACAACCTACCTCATCAGCAATTAGTTCTGTATCTGCGCTACCTTGAAAATATTCATTCTCATATTCGGCTCTTTTAGGACTAGCGCATACAGGACATGAAGGGTTAGCCGCCATATGGTATTCTCCCATATGATTACGGAAATGTCTATCAGTAGTGTTGGCTCGCCAACTCATTGTTTTGTCTAATTCTTTTGGAGAAATATGACCGTTGAGAAGTTGTTGTTCTAACTCATCTCTATCTTCATGTGTACACAGTTTACAGGACCGTTTCACTACACGCTCCGCCCCCTGCATATACGGGCTTAGGCGTACCCATTACAAAATACTTATGACTAAAAATAACTTGGAAAGTTATATGTGGGAGGCTAAAAGAGTTGCAGGTGTACCTCTTAATATGTACACTCTCAAGAGTCTTACTCAAGCAGTAAAAGATACAGTAAAAGGTGATTTGTGTCCACCTATGTTATACGATTTAAGAAAACAGGCATGTGAATTATGTCCTTACGGTGGTAAGAGATGTGATTTATGTGGTTGTTTTATTAAAACTAAAATTAATTTGTTAAACTCAACATGTCCTATAGGTAAATGGCCTTCACCGAGTAATACGAGAATAGACACCACTAAGCATAAGGACACTAGCAAACAGTCCAACCAAGAAATATGATATTGTTGAAGAAGGCATACTGCCGCCTTTGAAAACTAAAATCATACACATAACTACAATCATAGAAATAATTTGTACCATAATCATATCAATAATTACACTTCTATTCGGATTAAGTACATCTAATGTAGATGCGGCAAAAGATTGTGGTATGTATGTTGTATAATCTTTATCTAGCATATTATCTTCCTCCTGTTATTATTGAGCGAGCGAAACTTCCTACTCCGCCTCCAACTTTTTCCATCATTCCTTCACTTTGTAATGCCGCTATAGCCCCTCCCATCATAGACTGTTGGGCTAGTGCGGCTAATTGATGTTGAGTCATTTCACTTTGATTTACTACTTGTTGTGCTGATGCTTGTAAATTAGTAAATTGACTTTCTATATTTTCTACACTCATAGTTTGTAAATTAGCAGGTAAAGTAGTTGTATCTAATTTTAATGTACCATCGTCTTCATTTATAACAAATGTAGCACCTCTTAATATTTCTAATACACTTAGTGTCACAACACTACTCATCATTTCAATTAGCACTCCCATTTGACTACTAGCAACATATCTTTCAATAATTGCTTGTTGTTTTAATAATTCCATTTGAATTTCTATTTCACTTGGTGGTTGAATAGGTTGTTGTGTATATTGATTGGCTTGTTGTTGTCCACCGAATAAACCCGCCACGAATGAATTAGATTGTTGTTGTTGCCCCCACGGATTAGCATTTTGCACCGGCATTTGTCCTTGTTGAGATGGTACACCTAAGTTTAATGTACCTGTATTTTGGTTATTTCCATTCAATCTTAACATCTCTATCACTCACTCGGAAGGGTATCTACCATATTTGTGTTTTGATTAACTACTTCTTCTACTTGTTGATTTAACATGGCTTGAAAAGCAGGTGTAGGTTGATTAAACATAGCCAACTCATGCTGAAATATTCTTAAATCAAAACTTACAATAGTAATATCATTTTGATTAGTCATAGGATTAGTATAATACTGAATGTTAATTCCTTTAGTTTTTCTTGCATCTTTTTCTAATTCAGCAAAAAATGGCTCGTATTTTTTCAACATTTCCGGTGTAGGGTCGTTTTTCTTTATTGCAGTGATAGGAACTGTGACAATTGATACTCCTTTTTTAACTCTATCTCTAAGTCTTTTAGGATTTGCTTCACTTAGTTTATCTTCTTCTGCTTCCCACTTACAAAGTAAATGGTATAGGTGCATGTGTTCGGGGCAGTATGTACCACGCATTTTACGGCCACTTGTTACTTTTTCACGAGCGACAAATGCTTCCGGTTCTCCTGTGACCGGATTTTTCCAATACAAATCCCACAAAGATTCTCCTGTATCTTCATCAGTAATTTTAGCATACAAATTATCATATTGAATTAAATTTGCACAATCGCAACCATCTACTACACATACATGACTTTGTTTATTGTAGCGATACTTTCTTCCAAAAAACAATCTAAATGGATTTAAAATACTTCTTTTAGTAGGTGTAAGTAATTTGTAAGCCTGTTTAATATCTTTTCTTCTTGCTTTTATTGGATTAGGATGACGACTTGGATAGAAGTTTACTTTAGGAACTTGTAAATCAGTTTTCTTTGATGCTTCTTGCATAGCCGCTTGTGCAGTTGCTTGTTCTATTAACGCTCTATGAGTTAAAGTGTCATTTCCTTGTTGACTTAAAGCAAGTAAATGCGCTTGGTTTACTTGACCTAAACTTGGTTGATTACCTGTATACATGTCATGCCCCCTTTCTTACTTCAAGATGAAATACTCCATCTTTAGTTTTTAATTCCCAATTAATTGTATCTCCGGCTTTAATATTTAATAATTCAGCCATCGCATTAGGAATTACTGTTCTTACACATTTTGTATTTTTATTTACTGCTATAATTTTTGTTTCTTTTTTCATATAATCACCTATGTTGATAATAAATCTATTAATGTAGTTTCAACATTCCAACCTATTCTTGTAGCCATAAAAGACCTTCTTGTGGGTATACCGGCTTTTTGTAATCTAACTAAATCATCTCTAAATGGGTCAAACACTTTATGCTCTCCTATTCTGTTTTGTTGCCATAACATAGCGGCATTTTCATCAAAAAATCTGTCAGCCTTATTTGCTATAAGCATAACAAGTCTTGGTGCGTATTTTTTACCTTTCCATCTACTTTTTAATGTACGATACCTATATTGTTTATTGATTAAACAGTCTACTAAATATTTGAATCCGGCTATTTGTTGTAGTGCTTCATCTCCACCGTTAAATGCTCTTTCATCAAACATGTATACCACTGCTTCAACTTGTCTTGCTACCATATCATCTATCCATAACGACCAAAATCTTTCTTGTCCACCTAAGTCAGCAGAAAAAACTACTCTTCTATCTCCTTTCCATGATATACGCTTTCTAGTAGGTTTTGGTAATAGATATTTTCCAAGTAATCTCATGTGGCTTGTTCTTTCTTCATCGGGTATTTCTTCCATTTCACCGGGTGTAGTCATATATCTGTCTAGTGTAGTTTTACCTACCATAGCCGCACCATAAATACCTACTTTTCTTGGTCGCCAAGAATTATATAGATTCTGCCCCCATACTGCAACACCAACTAAAGCAGTACCGGCAGGTTCAACCATTTAATCACCACTTACCCAACTTTCTATTTTATTCCAAAACCATTCAACTGTATTTTCCCATATTGAATCTCCGGTTTTTAATTCAAAAGCACTTGTTACAAGCACTGCGATTAATACAAAAAGAATAGTTCTTAACCAACCTACACCTTTTTCATAATATGTATCTAACATATTTTGAGTGTGCATAGCCCGTAATGTTGCTTCTGTTGAATCATCAGTAGGGGTTTTGAAAATACGACCCAACTAACCACCTCACTTTTTCTTCTTTTCTTCTTTTTCTTCCTCTTCTTTAATACCTAAATTAATTGGTTGGTCTACTTCAACTTCATGACTTGGTATACCGGGATTGAATTGACCGGAATCATATTGTGCAACTATAGATTGTGAACCACCCGGTACACCCCAACTCGGAGGCATCTTACCGGGGTTTGCTTCCATCCAACGCAATTCACGCTCAAGTTGCGCTTCTTGCATTCGCATCTCCATCTCAACTCTTCTGTTGTCAAAATTCATTTGCATTTGTTTGTATCTTGCATCTCTTGACCTTTGCATTCCTGTTGCTCTTACTCTTTCTTGCATGTTTTGTTCAAAGAACATTTTAAAGAAATAATAAGCAATACCTTGTACAAAGAAAGCGGCCATAGCGTATGTAAATCCATTTAACATAGCCGTATCACTTTCTAACCATAAGTCTGCATCAAACACACCTATTGCTAATCCTACTAACGCTGATTGGGCTAAAATTAGCCCCATCAATCTTATTTCTGCATCCGAGTCTTGTCCTGTACCTTGCATCTTGCTCACCATTAGTCAATTTTTTAGTCAATATAAAGATTTCCATTCATTATTCAAAATGTTCATGTTCATGTTCATTTATTTGACTATACAAATATATTATATTATTATTAGAGAGTAATGAGTAAAGTGAATAGTCATTTTATTGACTAACATAGTGAACATTTTGAATATTTGACTATTACAAGAGAGTTCCTTTGTCTTTAAAATGTCTTGCCCGATTGGTATGAGGGCTTTCCGGTACAATGGTATGGTCTTTGGTGTGGCTCATATCCGGTCCACCCTGCCCCATAATGTGTCTACGCCTACGCTCACGGTTCAACTCTTCACGGTACTTTACTCTCTCCGGTGAAGATTCATACTTCTTATCATACTCTAACTTGTGTCGCTTCGCTTCGGGGCTTACACGCTCTTTGAGTAATTGCATAGCAATTTCCATTGGTTCGCTACGAGTAAAGCCTGTTTCTTCGTTATAGCCTATACCATCAAACGATTCATTTTTCCTTCTCATTTGCTCAAGTTCAATTGCTTCCAATAAATTGTAATACTCTTCAAAGTGGTCTTCGTCGTCATGCAATTTTGTATAACGAGCATCAATCTCCGCTAATTCTTCATCTGTCATGTATCTACCATCAGCACCGATGTTGTTATCAACACGCCGAAAAGTATCAACATAATCTGCGGGTTCATTTTTCAACAACCGCATAGCGATGTTCATTGGTTCGCTTGCTACTTTATTATCTATTTCATCTAAAAGTATTGGATTAGTACCCCTGTATTGTGCAGGTTCTTGCCAAGATGTAGATTCAGTACTTACATTAGGAAATTGCGATGCTATACTATGGACTTCGGGGTAAGTATATTCTAAAGCATCAAAAGCCTCATCTATAGGCATTCCATTTGAAAAACGGTTTATACCATACTGCCGATTCGCTAAAAGAGCATCCATAGGTAGCATATTAGTAGGTATTTTTACAAAATTTTCTTTTGGTAATTCACCATAAATTAAACCTTCACCACCTCTACTACCTGCACCTTGTCTATCAGTTCTCCAAAAATCTACACCATAGTCGTCATTTCTATTTTTAACTCCTATTAATGTACTTTTACCGGGAAATGTCACATCTGCCGATAAAATTCCCCTTCTTGTAGGAGGACTTACAAAATAAGAATCTATACTATTTCGTGGTAAGGTCATGTCAAGTTGGGGTTCTGTATGTAATCCGGGTATTTTTTTATAGTCATCTTTTTTTGAAGCATAATTTATTTCATATTGTCTGTTAGCAGGTTTGTTTAGTAATTGTGGTTGATAAAAAGTACTTTCTCTTTCTTCGGGAATATGTCTTAAGTTATATCCTTGATTAACTAAATCATCAAAACTTAAACCTAATTCTCGCATAGTAGGTAAAGTGGCTTTTCGCATCATAGTCCTCTCTCCTGTTGTTCTTTAACATAAGCATGGTTTCTTAACTTATCTATGTATCTGTTTAAAGCCATTCTATGTTCAGTACCCGGAGCATCCATAAATTCTACAGGTTTACGAATATCTCTTAATTTATTAGCCAATGCGTGTAAATCTTTTGATGTTAATTTATCAAGACTTGCTTGTTTACTTCCCCAATCGGGAGGTAATTCAGTTTTTCTTTCGGGGCTACGCTTAATTCCACCTTGTAATCTTGTTAATTTTTCAAGATTACTAGCATTTTCAAGATATTTTATTTTTTCTTCCGGTGTCATAGATTCACCACTTGGTAATAATGGTAAACCATCATGGTCTAGTCCTGTATATTTATCAGTTGAAAATTGCATAAATGGTTTAGTTAAATTAGATATGAGTATATTTTGTAAATCTCTATTTTTAATTTGTTTTGGACTTACGACTCCTACCCTATGTGGACTAAGTTTTAATTCAGCCTCTCTTCTCATATCTCTTCTTTTTAAATTAGGATAAGCATATTGATTTGAAAACTTTAATCCATCTTTATCTGTTTGTTCGGGGTAAGAAGGTTGTAATTCTTTAGGAAGTGATGAAGTAGGTACTCTAATTGGAACTAATCTTTCAGCAGGTATACGAGAACTAACATATCCTTCTGCGGTTTTTTCTTTTTGACCGGCAACAGGTCGCATTTGTAAATGGTCGTCTACTGTATTTAAACCTCTTATACCAACATACCCTTCATTACCATCCGACATGCTTACTGCCCTTTGTAGATTTAATCTATCAGTAGGTGAAACAAAAAAACCTGCACTTGTACGAGATTCACCGGGTTTAGCCATAAAAAATGGTTCTCGGTGTTTAAACTTATCATATATTTTTTCGCCGGTAGAAATATTTTGTTGTTCCGAGTCTTGATGTATTATTGCTTGTATTAAATCTTTTACAACTCCCGATTCATACTGTTCATTATCTACACCTGTTCTTTGGTTGGAGGGTAATAACCCCGAATTAGCCATCAATCTTTCTATATCTTTAATATCTAATCTTTTAAGTGCAGTAATTGGTGGTACTGCTCCTTCTCGTATTGAACCATCGGGGTTTTGCCAATTTTCTGTATGATATGCAGGTATATGTTCGGGTAAAGTAGATTGTCTACCATGAATCCTCATAAGAGGGTTATGTTCTCTTATTTCATGATATAAAGCATTGGGGTATCTTGCTTCAAGATTTTTACCTTCTTCACTTTGTGCTACTTTATCACGGATTTTAGCCTCTATCTCATCTCTTGTATATCTTAAATTTTTTAAATCGGAAGTATCTAAAACATTATTTTTACCATGTATAGTATTATAATAATCGTCTATAAGTTCCCGACCTGTAGTTGGTATGTTTTTGTCCGTAGGTTGGCCGCCATACAAAGGAGAAAAATAATAATCTTGTATAGCATCTGTTATTTCTTGATTTAATGCTTCTTGGTTTACAGGTCTTGTTTGTGGAAGGAACTTTGGTACAGTGATTGGTTTTTGATAATTTTCATTTAGTATACTATTAAGCAATTGTTGGTGTTCATATTCGGAATTTACAGGTTGTTGCATAGACATACCGTAGTCATCAAGAGTTGGTTGTTGTTTAACCAATATCTTGCTCACGCTCGCACCTATTACGGGCGATGTGGCGATAGCATTTAGAATGCTCGGCCTCTACGCCAACCATGAGCCGACCTGTTGCCGTAAGAAAAGCACTACCTTTTGCGGGTTTGGCTATGGGTGCATTAAGAGGTGTAGGAACAAAAGTTGCTACTAAGGTTGCTGAAAAAGGAGTAGGAGGTGCTTTAAAAGAAGGTGCTAAAGCCGCAGTAGCAAATACGGGTAAGAAAGATTTAGCAGTAGGTGTTATGCAAGCCAATAATCAAAGAGCGCAAATGAATCAACAAAAACAACAGAATCAAATGAGTACTGCTCAAGATATGGCTGATAAAGCAAAAGCAGATGCTACTGTTCAAAAAGCATTTAACTTTTTTAATTATTTAGAACAAGAAGAATACGAGCCTTTTATGCAAGAAGTATTCAATCGTGCTAAAAATATGAGAGAACATGGTAAATTAGACCATTATAACAAAAGAATGGGAAAACACGGAGTAAACCATGAAGATGCAAGATATACTGACGACCATACTTTCAATTATAAGGATAAAGATACAGGTCTTACTATTAGTCAAATACTTTCTGCATTACATGAAATTTACAAAGAAAAAAATCCCGATGAAAGAGGTAGACTCAAATTTACTGATATGATTACTACAGATGACCCTCACCCATCACCTGCTGATATGGGTCATGCTAATCCTAAAGCATTTCAAGCAGTGGTTGATTATAATGATGGTAATTTAATAACGGCAGGTCAAACACTTTCTAAACCAAAAGATGTAGAAGAAAAAGTTGTTATACCGGAAGATTTCTTTGAA